AAAGAAATACTTAATCTACTAAAAGATGATGAGCAATATTATAGTGGGGTAGGTAAAAACTATTTATCTAACTCTGACATAAGTGCATTGCTCAAAAACCCAAAGATGTTTGGTAAAGAGCAACCTGATAATATAAACTTTATCAAAGGTAGATTGTTTCATCAACTTATATTAGAGCCAAACAAGGCTAAGCATATCAACTGCATAGATGTCAACTCAAGAAACACAAAAGCATACAAAGAGTATAGCAATGGTAGTATAGTGCTACTACAAAAAGAAGTGGATGAGATGATTAACCTAACCTCTACCATGTTAGAAAATTTAGATTTCTTTGAGATGATAAGAGAGCAAGGTAACAAGTATGAAGTGCCTGCTATAAAAGAAATCAAGGGAGAGATGTGGAAAGGGAAGGCAGACATTGTCAATGAGCATGTGCTTATAGATTTAAAAACCACAAGTGATATTAATAAATTTAAATGGTCGGCTAAAGAATACAACTACGATAGCCAAGCATATATATACCAACAACTATTTGGTAAGCCTTTAATCTTCCTCGTTATAGACAAGGGTACACAAGCATTGGGAATGTTTGAACCTACTCAAGAGTTTATAGAGAGGGGAGAGAGAAAGGTAGAACTCGCAATAGAGGTTTATAGAACTTTCTTTGGAGACAGTCCAAGAGAAGATATAGACACCTATTACATTAATGAACAATTAACTTAATTACAATTAAAATAAATACTATGGAAAAAGAAAAAGTATTTGCAGATGGATTCTCATTTAAAAGAAGAGAGAATGCACCTGAGTTTGTGGTAGGCAGACTGTCTATCAAAGTCGAGGATGCCTTAGCATTCTTAAAAGATAATGCATCCAACGGATGGGTTAACATCAACATCAATCAAGCAAGGAGTGGTAATCACTACTGCGAGTTAGATACATGGAAACCTAATACGGATGCTCAATCAAAAACTGAATCAGTAAAAGAAGAAAAGGAAGAACTTCCTTTCTAATACATTGATTCAGAATCAAGGGAGGTTTGTCATATGCCTCCCTTTTTTTTGATGTCGTCTGTGTCGATTTTAGTGTACACCTATACACTTTATATTATTTACTTGACCTATTTTATTTACTGTATATATTTTGACTTTAAAATTGACATTTTCGACACTACTACTGATAATCAGTAAGTTATAAAATTAAAAACGACATAAAAACGACACACTAATGACACAAGAAATAACAATATTTAAGAACATAATGGAAACATCTACACCATTTTACAGAGAGGTAGGTGTAGTGCTACATAGAATAAAAGAAGGAGCTTCTAAGGAGCTAGTAAAAAGAATTAGATTAGAGAAAGATAAATCTAAAAGAAACGAGATAAAAAAAGATTTACCCGCCGTCTGTTTCTCAGGTAAGTTTAATAAAAGAAATGACAACTCTCTTCAAGAGCATTCTGGTTTGATATGTTTAGACTTTGACGGCTACCCCAAAACCAAGTTACTACTTGAAGACAAAGAGACATTTACAAAAGATAAGTTTGTGTTCTCAGTATTTATTAGCCCATCGGGAAAGGGCTTGAAAGTGCTTGTGAAAATACCACAAGATGCAGACAATCATTCTAACTATTTCAATTCTTTACAGAATCATTTTGATTCTCAATACTTTGACAAGACATGCAAAAACCTAAGCAGAGTGTGTTACGAAAGTTATGACCCATTAATATATATAAATGAAACATCATCAGTATGGGATGTCATTGAAGATGTGGAGTATACCGAAGTCAATGTACACCGAGACCCACCTACCATACCTATCACGGATGAAAATAAAATTGTAGAGATACTTGTAAAGTGGTGGAACAAAAAGTATCCTATGGTCGAAGGACAAAGAAATCAAAATGTGTATGTTCTTGCTATGGCATTTAATGACTATGGAATAAATAAAAGTTTAGCATCATATGTTATGAACAACTATGCTACTAATGATTTTAATATCAGTGAGATACAGAGAACCATAGAGAGTGCTTACTCACACACACAAAACTTTGGAACTAAATACTATGAGGATGAGGAAGTGGTAAACTCAATCAAAGCAAAGCTAAGGAGAGGGGTTACCAAGAAAGAGATAAAAAGAAACCTTGAAGAAACAAGTGTGGATGAGTCTACTATTGACGCAGTGCTAAGCAGAGCAGAGGAAGAAAACTCTATCACACAATTTTGGAGTAAGAACGAGAAGGGTGTGATAAAGATTGTACATATATTATTCAAGCATTTCTTAGAAGACAATGGATTCTACAAGTACTGTCCTGAGGGTAGTAAGAACTATGTCTTTGTTAGGGTTACTAACAACCTCATAGACCACACATCAGAGAAAGAGATAAAAGACTTTATACTCGACCACCTAATACAACTTGATGACACCTCAGTATATAATTACTTTGCAGACCAAACAAGATTATTTAGAGAAGAGTTCTTGACTTTACTATCTACTATTGATATTTATTTTATAGCAGATACAAGAGACAGTGCTTACCTGTATTATAAAAATTGTGCAGTTCAGATTACTAAGAACGAGATAAAACCTATTGACTACTTAGATTTAGGTGGTTATGTTTGGAAAGACCACATCATTGATAGGAACTTTAAACTATGCACACATGATGATTGCGACTATAAAAAATTTATTAGAAACATTGCGGGCGAAGGAGACAAGAGGGTAAAGTCTATGGAGAGTACAATAGGATTTATGTTGCATGGACACAAGAATCTTTCTTATTGTCCGGCAGTAATTCTTAATGATGAAGTTATATCTGACAATCCTGAGGGTGGTACGGGTAAAGGAATCTTTATGAATGCATTGTCACAGATGAAAAAGGTTGTTACGATAGACGGAAAGTCATTTGCTTTTGAAAGGTCATTCGCCTATCAACTTGTGTCTGCCGACACACAGATACTTGTGTTTGATGATGTAAAAAAATACTTTGACTTTGAAAGATTGTTTAGTGTAGTCACTGAGGGACTTACACTAGAAAAGAAAAACAAGGATGCAATCAAGATACCATTTGCTAAGTCTCCTAAGATAGCTATCACTACTAACTATGCTATCAAAGGAGCAGGCAATTCTTTTGAAAGAAGAAAGTGGGAACTTGAACTACACCAACACTACAACAAATCGTTTACTCCTCTCGATGAGTTTGGTAAGTTGATGTTTGGCGAGTGGGATGATGATGAGTGGTGCAAGTTTGACAACTACATGATTAATTGCTTACAAGAATATTTATCCAAAGGATTGCAAGCAAGTGAGTTTGTAAACCTAAAGGTAAGACAGTTATCGGCAGAGACCTCTCATGATTTTATTGAGTGGTGTGGATTGATAAAAGGCTCTCAACCAAACACAAGTCTGACAGTTGATGTCAAAAATTACAAGCATACTTTGTATCTAAATTTTATAGACGAGTATCCTGACTATGCCCCCAAGTCTAAGATGACAATATCCAGGACAAGATTTTATAAATGGTTAGTATCTTATGCTAAGTTTAAGACAGGTGTTCAACCTGAGGAGGGGAGAGATGCTCAAGGCAGATGGATTAGATTAAGAAGCAAACAAGAGTTAGAAGTGCAAACAAATTTAGATTTTTAAAATGGCTCAGAGAAGAAAAGATATGGATGAGTGGGACTTAGACATAGCTATGATGAACTCATATAATATTATAGTAAAAGGCTATGACCCATTTGTTATTATCAGTGGTGGAGATGGATGGTTTGCACATGACCCAACGAAAGAACTGAATCCCTTAGATGTGGAGTACATACTTTATTACTTTGAGGACAACGAGGATTACGAGAAGTGTATAGAACTAAAAAAAATTATAGATGAACTTTAGAGATTATCAGTTAGAGATTATAGACAAAGGCATGGGTTTGATAATGAAACATGGCTTTGTATACTTGGGCATGGAGGTGCGTACGGGAAAGACTCTAACGAGTTTAGGTATAGCACAAAAGATGTTTATGAACAATGTTCTGTTCATAACTAAGAAGAAAGCTATCACCTCCATAGAGAAAGATTACAAACTGTTGTCGCCCAAGTTTAAGTTGATAGTAATAAACTATGAATCTTTGCACAAGATACCAGACATAAAATGGGATATGATTATATGCGATGAAGCACATAGTTTAGGTGCGTTTCCCAAGCCTAACAAAAGAGCAAAGGCAGTAAAAGATATTATATACAAAACTCGTGCCAAGGTCATTCTATTATCAGGTACTCCTACACCTGAATCGTATAGTCAGATATACCATCAAGTGTATGGCATTCCCACAAATCCTTTCAAGGATTGTATTAACTTCTATAAGTTCGCACATAAGTATGTAAGGATTAGAGAAAGAAAAATAAATGGTCTGTATATAAGAGACTACTCTCAGGGTACAGACAAGATAGTGGACATAATGAAATCCTATACTTTAAACTTCTCACAAAAAGAAGCAGGCTTTAAAACCACAATAAAAGAAAAAGTTTTGCATGTAGACATGGATGGACTGACTTACGAGTTAACAAAGAAACTAAAATTAGATAGAGTTATAGAAGGAGAAGAGGAAGTTGTGTTAGCCGACACCCCCGTCAAACTGATGACAAAACTGCATCAACTATACTCAGGCACAGTAAAGTTCGAGAGCGGTAATTTTATGGTGTTAGATTACAGTAAAGCCATATATATAAAAAATAATTTTGCTGATAAAAAGATTGCCATCTTCTATAAGTTTAAGGCTGAGTTAGATGCGTTGCAAATAATATTACATGACAATCTAACTACTGATATCGAAGAGTTTAAAAGCACAGATAAGAATATAGCTTTGCAAATAGTAAGCGGTAGAGAAGGCATATCATTGAAGGAGGCAGAGCATATAGTCTACTATAATATAGACTTTAGTGCAACAAGTTATTGGCAAAGCAGAGACAGAATGACAACTAAGAATAGACTAAAAAATAGTGTATATTGGTTGTTTGCTAGAGGAGGTATTGAAGATGATATATACAAGGCGGTTACAAAGAAGAAAGACTATACTGTAAAACATTTTAAAAAGGATTTACTATCTTTGTAGTTATGACTGAACAACAGATACAAGCTAAAAGAATCAAGCAGTTGGAGTCAGAGGGTTACTATGTTATCAAGTTAACAACCACAAATAAAAATGGGATACCCGATTTAATAGCAATACCAAAAGATTGTAAAGTATTATTCGTAGAGGTTAAGAAACCTAACGGAAAGTTATCTAAACTACAAGAGTTTAGAATTAAAGAACTAGAAAAGCATGGAATTAAAACAGAAATATTCAGGGGTTAAAAAGAGATGCCGATTCGATGAGTGGTTCATAGATTTGTTAATGGAGTTGCCATACGATATAGGTATAGATATTATGAAGCAGATAGAAAAAAAGGCAGGAGAACTACCTATAGGAGATTGGTCGCAGATGATAGGCGGTGTGTCGCACGGAGAGAAGCCATACTTTTTTCAAATAGAATATTTAAAAACAAAAGAAAACGGAGCTATATTTTTTCTGGACATAGAAGAAGTATCAAGCGACGATTATTTAGATTATATCAACTTAAATCAAGCACTATGACAACATCAGACAAAACTGTAAATTATCTGCAAGAACTTGTAGAAAAAGCCTACAAGCTAGACCTATTAAAAAAATGTAGAGAAACCAAATATATTTTAGCACGCATCACTTTTGCACAACTATTAAAGAGCAGAGGGTACGGCAGTTCAGCCATCGGAAGAATACTACATCTAAATCATGCTACTGTATTGAATTACTTCAATAGCTTTGATTGGTTCTACAAAACAAATGAAAACTTTAGTTCTTACTACCAAGCAATAGAGGAAGAGGCTACAAAAACTTATTTAGAAAGAAGTGAATTGAACGAGATTGAGTTAAAAAAAGAACTAATTATGCTTCATAAAGAAAATAAATCATTATATTTGGCTAACAAAGAATTAAAAAAACAAATAGAAGAGCTTAAACAAAGCAAGGTAATGTACCTTGAAAGCAAGATGTAGGAACATCAAACAGTTAAGAATAAATATACCCCCATGTAAATTTATTATATTCTTGACTATGACTAAAAAAATAAATGCCTTAGAAAAAAATAGGCTATCTCACATAAATCATCTTATGGCAGAGGTTCATGCTGCCACCACAAATGTATACGAGAGCTTTGTAGATAAAGAGTATGATAAAGCAAAGCAACACACTCAAAGTTTAATCAAGCGTCTCAAAGATGTTATACAATCCCTCGAAGATGAAATTTAATAAAGACTTCAGACCGCGTTTGCAAGGCAACAAAAAAGCGGCATACGATTATTTTACAAAAAAAGAAAGAAGAATCCTTGTGATAGGAGACATCCATGCACCTTTTGTATTGGATGGATACCTAGAGTTTTGCCAGGATGTTTATGCCAAGCACAACTGCAATCAAGTAATTTTTATAGGAGACATTTTGGATAACCACTACTCCTCATTCCATCAGACCGACCCGAACGGTATGGGAGGGGGTCAGGAGCTTGAGCATGCTATCAGCATAGTGCAGGATTGGTACAAAGCATTTCCGGTGGCAGATGTTCTAATCGGAAACCATGACCGCATCATAATGAGGAAGGCAATAGACTCAGATGTTCCTCAGCAATGGATAAAAAGTTACAACGAAGTATTAGGAGTAAATTGGAATTGGACAGAAAGAATAGTTTATGATGGTGTTCAGTTCGTCCACGGTGAGGGAGGTACGGCTCGTACCAAAGCAAAGAACGATATGATGTCCACCGTGCAGGGTCATATACACACCCAATGTTACACGGAGTGGTTAGTGGGTAGAAACTTTAGAGTGTTTGGAATGCAGGTGGGATGTGGGATTGACGGCGGCTCATATGCTGCTGCCTATGCTAAACATTTCAAAAAGCAAGCCATTGGATGTGGTGTAATACTTGGCGGTCACACCGCAATCAACTGTCTAATGGAGTTGTAGTGTACATGTGTACACCAAATAGTTATTATGAGATACGAAACACAAGAAGATAGAGAAAGAGAAAACAAAGCTATCGAAAAGTTTGTTAGTTTATTCAAAGGCTCTTACAAGAAGCTAGGACATAGCGATATAGACTTTCGTGTATTTGACAAAGACAAAAAGATTATCGCTTACGCTGAGGTAAAAGGCAAAAGCAGTACACTCAAAGAAGCATTTCCTGTGTATGTAGCCGCCCGTAAACTTGTGAAGTTGTGTGATAAAAGACTAAACCCTGTTATAATATGGGCATGTGAAGATGGAATTGTTTATGCTAAAGTAACGGAGCTAGTGGGAGAAATAAGATGGGGTGGCAGGAACACTATAAGAGAAGAAGCGTTTTATGACCAAGAGCTGATGGCTTTCTTTGAGCATAGCAAAGCTTTTAAGTATTTAAAATATTAAACACCTAGCTTCTTACCTTTTCTTTTTCTTCTAGGCAATCTAGCATTCTTAGGAGTTTCTTTTTCAAATCTCTTTGCCATCTCAGGTTCATTAGCATACATCCATGCTCGTTGTGCTTTACTTACAAATGGCATACTATCTACTCTCTCTTAGTTGTCGTTCATACTCCCTTCTTTCAAAGGCTTTTCTTTTCTGCTCCTCTTGATATTCTGGAGTCCTTTTCATTAGTTCCTTTTCTCTTTGTATTTCATTGTAAGCTTCAGGGTCAAGGATTTTTAAATCTCTTAATGGTATCTTCTTTTTCTTCTTTGGTTTCTCAGGCTCTGCAAGTTGATACTGACTATAGTTAAGAACTCTTGCTATTGCTTCACCTGGCTCAATGTTGGGGTCATCAAGTGCTCCTATGTTATACCAATACTTTAATAGTACAGGTGCAGGTGATGGACCTAGTGTAGTTGTCTCAGCTAATGCTTCCATTAAAAGTTTCTGGACCTTCTCGTTTTGCTTCACTGCTTTTTTAAATTCCTTTTCTTCTCTGAGTTTGTCAAGCTGTGTCTTAGCCTTGTCATACTGCTTCCACTTTTTCATAATCCTAGATGATGTTTCTAGTGCACCTAAGGACTTTGGTTGGAAGTCCCAAGGCTTTCCTTGTATAGCGTCTGCTACACCACTAAACACCTCTCCAAATAAAAAGAATGCATTGAGGTTACCAAGAGCAGCAGCTCTCAGCAAATCCTCTTCATCACCATCTTTTTTAGGACGAAGTATTCCTGGCAATCCTATTGCTACATATTGGAATAATACAGGCATAGCAAAGTGATACATAAAGAATGTTCTTATATTTTCCATTACTGTACCTTTACCTGCCTTTGGGTCTTGAGCCTTAACCTTTCTATATAGGTTTCTAACTGCTTGTATTTCCTTTCTAAGATATTGCTTAGGTGTTGTTAGGAACATGTTCATAGCTCTGATGATGGGGTCTGCCGTTTGGAAGTAATCTTTATCCTGTATATCTCCTGACTGCTGTGTTCTCTTTGTGTCTCTCTCAAACTTCTTTATTGCATTGTCTATGACCTCTTGCTCCGAAGCATTGGGGTTTGCTTTACGATATTGGTCTTTATAGTACATATAGTTAGGCATACCTCCAAGCATAATCGCTGACCTATCACCAAACTTAGTAGTAAACATTAAGAAGTCTAGGTAAAACTGTTTGTGTGAGCCTGGCACAAAGCTTAGCATACCCTCTTCAGTATAACTTTCAATTGTTTGTAATATAGAACTATACTTTCTGTCCTGCATATACACTGAGTTGTCAGTTATTTCTTTCCAAGTTTTTTTAATCTCACCCAAGTTCTTCATAGAATACTTTGCCCAATTACCTACACCTATGTCATTAGCATATGTAAACATTGATGTTAACTGCTTGAGTGCAATAACAGGACTAAGTGCTAGACGAGAAACAATAAACACATTATTCATAGCGTTTATAATTTTAGCTTGCATAGGGTTATTAGTTCCTCTGTTTGCTATACGGGTAATAATAGTGTTTATAAGTTTGTTTATATCATCGCCATGTATTGCCTTGATAGCATTCTTAATATCTGTATTAGTAAATATTTTGTTAACTAATTTTATTGGCTCAGCATAAGCGGCAAAGTACTCCATATCATTTAGATATGTCATCATAGCATCTGTACCATCTATAATCTGTATAGGACTTGCATTATCTGTTCTTGTGTGAGTAGACTTTCCTGTAACACTACCACCACCTATAAACTCACCATTCTCTCCAAGCAAGTCTAATGGCTGTATGTCTGTGCCTTCTTTATATAATCTACCTGCATAGTTTTGATTCCATGGCAGGTCTGTTCTATAAATCTTTTTATATACTTTGTTGTAGTGGTCATACAGCATAGGATACATTTCATTTACCTGCCAATTAGAAAACTCCAGAAGGTCGGGGTAGTCTTTTTTAAGAAGTGCCTCCATTTCATTTATAACTCTTTTGAACTCAGGACCAAACTTAGCTTTAAAGCTAGGGTGATTCTTGGGGTCTTTAAATTGGTTGACTAAATAATACATCTCGTTAGGAGAAAGCAGCAGTTGAACTTGAGACTCCACAGCCTCCTGATACAGTTGTTTGTTTTCAGGACTAGGGTCTTTCTCTACTGCTCTTTTAAATTGGTCAACTTTAGATGTGTATATGTCTGTATAAATTTTTTCTCTGTGCTTTCTTGATTTCTTTGCCCAATCCTTGCCATAGATTTGCTTCATCTTATTTTTAATCATAGCCTCCATCTTCATTCTTCTTCCCTTATATTCTATCGAAGCGTCATCTATCCTTTGTGTTACTAGAGTTTGAAGCTCACCACCAAACATTTCTCCTGGCACGGTAGATATTAAATCCATTAAACCATCTAGTGCTTCTGACCTGTTAATAAAAGATTGTATTTTTTTACCAACTCTACGCATTGCTCTTGTAAGTGCATTACCCTGCCTCTTTTTTAACTCAGCCTTGTTGTCAAGTATTTGCTGAATACTACTAATTTTATCTCTAAAATCGGGAGACGATGGGTCTACTGTTTTTCCTGTAATACTTTTATATGCCTTTGCTAAATCTTTTTTGTATAGCTCATGTGCTGCTTTGACTTCAGCAGCTAGCTCGGTCCTACCAAACTCTATTATATCATTTAAGTTTTTACTAGCATCTGCTAATATCTCAGCTTTGCTAGGGTTATTGTTTTCTAAAAGCTGAGCCTCTATAAGGTTGATAGCTATCTGTAGGTCTACAAGCTTTGCTACATCTGTGTCTGATAGAGTGGGTTCTTTGCTGAGTGCATCAATGTCATTTAAAAGTTTTTGCTTAGTGCTGACCAAAGTATCTGCATCTAATTTTTTGCCAAAGCCAATAGCTTTTTTTATGGCATTTATTCTTTTTCTTACCTCGTTACTAACCTTTACACCTTTTACTATACCACCCTCTGTTTTTGTAAACTTCTCACTTAGTATGGTGTCTATGTCGTTGTTCAAAATTTGAACATTCTTTTCTACTACTAGCTCAGCCACTTCGTCAATAACATTGTCAATATTTTTTTGTGTAGCTTTGGTAATCTTATTAACCAATCTTAAAGCCTCTGTTCTTGTGTACAGACCACGAGGCAAGTGTCTACGCATATAATTTTTTAGGTCACGCTTTACTTGCTGTAAATTTCTTTCACCTTTACTCATAGATGCGGCAATCATTTTTATGTTACGCAATCTGTTTGCCATTTTAACTGTAGGTTTTCCTTCTAACAACACTTGAACATCTGCTAACATTTCAGCCTGTTGTTGAGAGTTTTGATTCTTGAACTCAGGCTGTGATTCCATATACTTTATAACTTCATCTGTGATGACAGAGTCAGGCTGTGGGTTGGTTTGTCGTGCGTTCTTCTTTGTAAGCTTTGTTTGAAATGTTTTTATTTTTTTAATTAGTTTCTTTGCAGCATTGACACCACCTGTCATATTACCAAAACTTGCAGGTACGCTAGAAGCAAGAGCTTTGTTAACTTCTCTTGCTGAAAATCTTTTTGTTACATTAACTAAAAAGTCTTTTATTCTTGCATCGGTAAAGCCTGCATCTCTAGCCTTATCTATATATTCATCTAGTGATAAAAACTTTTTATCTTTAGGTTTTTTCTGCTGTCTTGGTTTAGGTGTCTTCTTATCAGTGTCTTCATCCACACCAAGTTTTTCTTGTACAAATTTTTTGAACTCATCAGACTCTAGTGTTCTTTGCTCCATAAGTCTTTCCATTGAGCTTCTATATTTTTTCATTCGTCTTTGCTGACGAGGCTTTACATTTATCTTTGCACCGGTTGGTTGTGTTTTCTTAACACGAGTTATATACTGTCCACCCATTGCTGACTTAGCGGCAGCAGCCCTTTCTCTTTTACCCAATGGAGTTTGATTCATAGTTTTACTTTTAGGCTTTGCATCTGCGTAAACCTTTCTTACATCAACCGCTGTATCGAATACCATTATAGGCTTGCCTTCTATCACAAATGGATAGGAAGGATGAAAGTTAGGGTCACCTTCTCTTAATTCTGAAATGTCAGAGTTTTTATCAAACTGAATAGCTGAAACTATATCTCCATATTGAGTGTCTACCAATGCCGGGTCATTAACATAATCTAAAACTCCTGTGTTAAAACTTTTATTAGGAACTAGTGGAGGTATACCAAACTTTTCTGCCGATTCACCCGTAAAAAATTTATCTGCAAAATTTGCTCTTTCTGCATATGAGAACTTATTTTTTCCTTCAAAAGGCATTAAAGTATTTAGTTGTTCTAAATTTTCTATCTGTAAAGGAGCACCTTTCTTTTTTAATGATGCTGCTACTGTAGGTGTTTGTAGTTTTTTATTAACATAATTTAATAAATCCTTAGGTGGCACTCCTTGATTTATAGAGTGAGCTATTTCAGCATTTAGATATTGCCAAAAGTTAAAGCTACCCGTGATTCCACCTGGACCTTGAACCATAACGAAACCAACCCCATCACTTTCTTTAGCTTTATTCAAAACCTTTTGAGCATTTAGTTTGTCAGTAAACGCCCATCCTTTACCACTACCATATGGATATAAAAATCCTCCACTAAAATTAAATTTTAATCCACTTGGACTTTGTATTTCACCATATACAGCTTTATCTGCTGCAAAAACAAACGCATTTGTTCCTTCTAAATCATTTATACTACCCGTCTTAATATCATTCATGTTAATATTACGACGATTTAGTAATGTCTTTTGTTGTCTTTTTAAATTTATTTTGTTACCACCCTCAGTATCTATATTACTAGGTACTACACCCGACGCATTGTCTATTAAACTTCCATGTATTTCAGCGTCTAAATATGATAAATCTTCTACTGTTACCTGTTCACCTGTTGTAAACTTTCTTGAAAGAGTGTTTAACAAATCAATTGTAGCTTCTTCATCAGTAGTAAGTTGATTTATAAAATTCATTTCAAAGCCTAGCTTCACACCAATATCTTTAATTAATTGTAGTACAGCATTTTTTTCAGGTTTAGAAAGTTTATCAAGGTTTTCTGCTAAAATCCCTGTAAGCTCAGCTAATTGTTCTTCATTACGAATATTTTCATTATCATACAGATTGACAAAATCATCAAGTTCTTTTTTTAATACACTGTCAGGAGCTATAACTTTATTTACGGCTTGAACCATTTTTTTTGTAACAGGAGCTATAACACTGTCATCTGCTAGTTTTTCTATTAGAACAGCGTGAAACAGTTCGTGAGGCACAGTTCTCATGTTTGCCCCTGATGCATCAATATGAATTGTTTTGGTAGCAGGATTATATTCTGCTACACCATCCGATTTAATTGTTTTTCTATATTGTTCCGTGGTCTCATGCAGAACAACTTTTATGTCAGGTATAATCGATTTAGTAGCTGCTAGTCCTGTCTTAGCCATACTTAACAAACTATCGAATGCCACACTAGGTTTCTTTTGTTCTGCGGCAGGGTCAAGTTGAGACCTTTTGTTTATAACAATTGATTTATCCTCCACACTCAGATTTGAGTTTTCATCTACCTCTAAGCCAAAAAACTCAGATATTTCTTTCTGTTCTTCTGTTAATGGCTTATCAGTTTTTATTTCAGCATCTATTTTAACTTCTTGCTGTTCTGTTTTTGTGTCAGGTGTAGTTGGTTCAGCAGCAAGTGTTACCTTGGCTATCTCTTTATTTATTTCTTTTAATTTAGCTTTGCCTGCTTCTGTTTTGTTATTGGACAGCTTTCTTTTTTGCAATTCTAATTTAGTCAGCTCCTCTATCTTTGACTCTTCAACACCCGCTTCCTTCAGCTCACCCCTAATCAAAGCCGACTGCATAGCATCGTCCTTTTTCTCTTGAGCTAAACTTAAAAGTGTGTCATCATTTTTTATGTTTATGGTTGCACCGGCTATCTCTTCGGGTGTGCCCTTTTCTATTAAGTCAATCATGGTTTTACCATCAACCCTTTCACCATTTAATGTGTACTTAGGACTTTTATACAATCCTACACCTACCGACAACGGTGCTGTAGCTGTACCTGCTATACCCTCAAAACCTATCTCAGCTACATCCATTTCTTGACCTGCTACAAGTCTACCGCCCACCTCACCTAGTGAGCCACCAACCGCCTCTGTTCCTATACCGGCAACAGCTCCTCGTGTTTTGCTTAGTTTTTTACCCTCTCTGAGAGCTTTGGTTGCTACCCCTTTGGTAACTTTACTAGCTATACCACCTGTAATAGCATCAATAGTCCCAATAGCAATACCCCTGCCGGCTGCTTTTCTTCTTATCCTGCCCAGGGCTTCTTCATCCTCTAAAACTTTTCGGATATTATCATCTGTGAGCTCTACTCCTTCACCTATTTCTTCTTGCAAGAACTCTGCAAATGATAGTCCTGCTTCAAGGGTTAGCGTTGCACCACCCATAGCACCACCCATACCACCTACCAAAGTACCTATTGGTGTAGCTAGTGAGCCAACTGCTGCTCCTGTTGCACCACCTGTTGCCGCACCACTCAAAACAGTTGGGTTTAGCATAGCTGAAACGGAAGAAACAAAAAGTTGAGGTACTACCGTTGGATTTTTTAACACCCCCTTAGTAAATCCTAGCCAACCACCGCCATTATTTTGATAAATTTTATTGAAGCTTTTCATCTCGTCAGACTCACCGGCATTTCTCATTACTTTCTGAGCCTCTATGAAATCAGCAACATCCTCTTCTGTTGCCTCATTACCTTTTAAGAATAGTTCTAAACCCTCGTCTACAGATGCACCTTGTGCCTGCCCTTGCCTGTAGGCTCTAACCATGTCACCCATAAGGTCGGTTACCATGTTTTTGCCAAACACTCTTTCTACAAGGGTATTTTCTTCAGTCGTTTGAGATTCTGTAAAATCCGAAGAACCAACCTCCAAGTCGGATACCATATCTTCCTGAACCATACCACTTTCTTGACTTGAGTCTTTTTTTTTTGACCACATGGAAGAAAAATCATCTAAAGTTATCTGGTCCGATATTAAACCATCTTGTTTAAATCCCTCATAAAAAGAATTTATTTGCTGCTCATTAATATTTGAAAAGTCATCAAAGCTTACATTTTCAGCAGACATGAGTCCATCACTAATAAGCATGTCATATACCTGTCTTAACCTTTCATCCATAACTGATTATTTTTTTTTGGACTTATTAAAGTTTTTTATAGCCTTTTTAACTAACCTATCATTAGCTCGGAACTCTCTTAGTAAAGCTTCAATCGCATTGTCTTGCTCCTCACCTTCACCTTCAGGGAACAAGCTAGTTCCCTCTAATAATCTTTTAAACTTTCTAAAACCTGGTTCACCTACTCGTGGGTCTCCGTAAGTTTGCAATTCAAGTGCTTGCCCTGGAGATGATTTAATAATAACACGAGGTTTTTCTTTATATAGAGTTAATATGTTACTAGGAATATTCAGCTCTTCAAAAGCGACATCTATACTTTCATAAGTTTTAGGTTGTTTTTTGTTGAGTTTTATATCCTTTTGACCTAACTGTCTTTTGACCGAATTGAATGTCTCTTTATATTCAGCAAATGCGTTTTTACCCTCGTCCGTTCTTATATCTAGACCTGTAATCTCTTCAAAATCAGTAGCACCATAAAGGTCTTTTCTTAAAGATGCATCTCGTATTTCGGTTCTAGGTTCATAATATAGTTCAGGATATTGTTTAATTATATTTTGTGCTGCTGAACCAACATCTACAATACTGTCTGCTAGACTAGATATTTGTTCACTTTCATTAATTTCAACCTCTTCCTGATTTTCGTCAACACTTGGTGTACTTGCAGGTGAAGATGTTTTAATTAAGCTATCGTACTTTAACCCTTGTGGGGCATCACCACCTTCTGCTCCTGATGTCGTTGGTCGCTTAGTTGGAATAAGCTGATTGTGTTTATCAGCTATATCTTTGTATGCCGCTCTTATTTGAGTTTTTATATCACTTGGGTTTCTTTTTTTACTAAAAAACCCACTCTTCCAATCAAATGAAGACACCTCTTCATTACCCGCAGAAACAGTGACTTTGTCACCATTCATTTCAACCTTTAGATTTACTAAGTCTTTATCAGCACCATTTTTATCGAGCATATCATTAAATAAATCTAATAAATATCCTGGTTGTTGGTTTTGAACCTGCGATTCAGCTCTATCAATTCGTTCTTCAAAAGTTTCATCAAGGCTAGATTTGGCATCTAGTCCTATTGGATTTATACGAGTTCTTAATACAGTACCCTCATAAGTGCCTAGTCCTCCCTCAGGAACTTCTACTATTTGTTGATTAGTAAACACATTAGAGAATGAATCTTCTTTGCTTTGACTTGGCTGTAAGAACTCATATAATGTGGCTACTCTCTGCTGTTGAGAAGCGTTCTCATCTACCGGTACAAACTTATCAGTTAAACCATCTCTTGATTTAAATGTTATAGTATATCCCTCGGCACTTGTAGAGATTTTTTGAATAGGTGCTCTAAATGATTTGTCAGTCTCTACACTCTGATTATAGTTTTCTCTAAGAGCACTCTCAGCTAGATTTGCCTGGTCTCCTCCTGCTGTCAACATGTTGATATTTTTAATTATATCATCACCCGACATACCTTTGCCGCCACCTTTTTGATTATTTTTTTTCTTAGTTCCGGGGCTTTTATCTGAACCAACCGCCATTTCAAACTGAGTATCCAAATAAGTTCTAGCAGCTTCTTTCTGAGAATCTTGAAAAGTGAAGTTCAAAATACCTGAATTGTTAGGCTCAAACTCTCCTAATATTAAAAGACCTGTTTTATCATTTTCAAACTCCTCTCTGTCTTTTGTAATTCTATACTCTTTACCAGGCATAATAAGATTGTCTTCATCTCGTAGACCTGCTACATCATCTATCAATAAACTAGCAAGCTTAGAATCATTACTAGTAACTTCATCTATAGCACTGTTTTTAAATGCCTTATATTTATCTCTAATCCTGGGGTCACTAACTATTGTTCCATCTTTGTAAAAAGTTCTAAATGTCCCTATGGCGTTTACATTTTCTTCTAAAAATACATTTTTATCAAATCGACTATACCTTTGACGCATTCCATTATTTAGGGTTTCAATAGAATTTGTTTTACTTGTATCTATACTACCGTCTTCATTTCTCTGAGCTAAAAAAAGTTTGCCCGACTCAGGGTCTTCATAAAAACCATGATTGTTAAAGTCAATCATATTACCATAGTTTTCCCACTCGTCTACATTTATTTGAGATAAAGTTCCATCTCTATAGCCATCCATTATCTCACCATACTGCTCTTGTAATTGTGTTCCTATATCCTGAACCCGTTTAGTATCATCCATCCTGTTCTGCCTTCTATTAGTCCAATCTTTTACAGACATATCGCCGTTTCTAAGCAACTTTGCATCTGCTAGGCTCTGTGTGGTCATTAACTCTGAAAGGCTCGCTAATCCATCATTAATGCCCTTATGCTGCCCCTGAGGCATTTTTTGTATATCTTTTAAGTCTTGACGAATTTGTTTGTCAATAGCAGCTTTTTTATTTTCTCTTCGAGTAATTTCTTTATTTATTATGTCAGAATAACTCTTACTTATAGCACCCCAATCAGTGCCTTTAGCTACATCTTCTTTTTTTATACCGTAATATGTTTTCATATTTTTTGTTTAGCTAAACTCTATGTCCATAAATTCCTCATCAATACTATCCTGAATATCAATATCATCCTGAATATTAATAACATCATCACCCGCCACATCACCTTCTGCTACACCTGCTTTTTTAAATAAATCTCCATACAGTGGAGCTGCCTCCATAAGTTGCTGACCCGCTCTACTAAATGCATCCATTTGACTCTTTTTGGCTTCTGCACTTTCTTCAAGTTTTGCTTGAGCAAATTGTTGTGCACCACTTGCTTCAGCTAAATCTAAGTTAGCTAAGTTATCTCTAAGCCTGCTGTCTTCTTCAGCCACCAACATATCAATTTTTTGCATTTGTGCACCCATTCTTTTCGCCACATCTGCTTGTGCTTTTTGCTGTGCCGCCAACACCCTGCCTGATGCTCCCACAGTTCCTCTGACACCTGCCTCTTGAGCAGCCTCTAGTGCTGTCGCCCCTTGAGCTAAAAGGGCATCTCTTTCTCTTTCGAAAGGCTCTTTTATAACGCTTAAACTTTCATAAAAATTTATATCTTGTTTTTTTCTTGCTTCATCGATAGCATCTTTTGCGGCTTGCTGAGCATTCTTAGCATCTCTACGAGCAGCTTTAGCTCGCTGACCTTCTTTTATACCACCATAAACACTTATGCCGATACTAACTCCTGTTGCTATTGCTGTAAATCCTGCCATTATAATGCTTTTATCATTTCTTTATTATATGAATCGCCTGCTGTAAAACCCAACTCCTCGTATGTTTCGATTAATTTAGAATGTTTTAACAATGCATAACCAAACATATAACCTTTGTTTTTAGCTATTGCAGAAAGAGTAGATATTAACATCTTAATAGCCTCTTTTCTACTTTCTTTTTCTTTATAATCTTTGTTTGATATAATCCAATCTATCCAAGCTACACTTGAATTAGTTGTATATATAAATCCTGCACAAACAGGAATGTCATCATCATATACCATTACACCCCCTGTTCCCTCTTGAGGTAAAAACTCTTTGACGGGAGGTGTCCAATCCCAATCTTTCCACCATTTTGTTAACACATTATCATAATCATCAGTTGATAATGCTTTTACATTTAATTTCATTAGCACAAAGATACTAATTTTAAGGATAACTTTTCATTATATCACTTGTAACTGCAAATAACTCAGTGTTAGGATATCCTCCTGACGGTGGCAATTGAATGGTAAATTCTAAGAATTGACCTATCACACCGTGTGACTCTATGCTTGAGCTCTTAACAAAAAATGTAAATGTATTGTCAGCGGGAGCAGATAAACCCGCCACAGAATTATCTACTGTTATCTCATTTGTTTCATGATTTATGGCTGTTATCTGCCCAATGTTGTTAGTAGTAGGTTGGTATAAAAAGTCTCCAACACTAATCATACTACTTAAATCAACACTAAAAGGAACAACACATGCGTTAGTACCTGCCAAAGATACCGTGCCACACTCTCCAATACCCTTTACAGACCTCAGTCCTAATTGTGACTGTGGTATAGGTGCATTGTCAGCAGTAGAGTCATTTCTAATATAAGAATAATACACTCCTTCTTTTTCTTCAAAATCAGTTGATGTTATGTTAGCACCAACTTGAAAGTTGCCTCTTGGAGTGTTACCCAAAATATTAATAACTTCCCATGCTGAGTCTGAATGGAGCTCTAATGTTTTGAAAAGTTTTGCTTCTAATGGAGATTTGTTAAACACTGAAGAAATATTCACCAATCCCTTCTTGCCATAATAGTTAGCTCGTGGTCCGGTGTTGTGTCTATACAAATCACCACCACTAAAACTATAAAAATAATTATTCATCCCAATCATTCTATCAGGACCAAAGCTATAGAAAGATGGAAATCCTTCTGAAGCTGCACTAAAACTAAGAGTATAAAAATTCATATCAATATTTTTAAGCGTAATTACAAGGTGTTTGGTCGTTACAATCTTTAACACATCTAACTATACCATGTCTAACTGTAAACCATAAATCATCACCACCGGTAGGAGCAAAATATGTGCCATCTTCAAGTGGGGTTTGACCATTTGCATCAGTAAACACCATATCATTCATGTATGGTATATTAACTGCTAATCCTGCCGCTCCTCCACACGCACCTGTTCCTGCTACACCAGGGATACAAGGAGCTCCGGTAGTTGTAGTTGGGTCATCTGAGTTGCCACCATATGAGTTATGTGCTATAAAACATGTGTCACTAGGTGCTCCTGCGGGTACACCACCTGCACAATAAGTTGCAAGAGTAAAGGTGTTAGTAACTTTATGAACATTAGTAGTGCTTATCGCAGGCAAGGCTGCCGGACACTCTACCTTAACTGTCAATGCAGTGTTAGATGTTATAGATACACCCTCTACTCTTATAAGTCGGTCATCTGCTTCCGGTTTAGGAATAACAGCCATTATCCATCCTGGCGACTTATCCTCACCCTCATATAGCTGAACCTGTGGACCTGATATAACATGTAAATATGTACTTGTGCCAGAAATAAATTGATTAGTTTGTCCATCATAAATGTTTGTTTTTAACGCCCCTTCATCACATAAAGTAACTGCTTGAGGATAAAGATAAACATCTTGTTGAATAACTTCACCATTTAGATATTCTAGTTCAAGTGGATTGTTTGGTAGCAAACCAAAGTTACCATTATACTGATGACTACCACTATTAGGTAAATTTATTTGACCACCAAAATTACTATCTTGTGCTCCCTGACCCCCTGGAGCAAATCCCATAGAACAGTCAACCTCATTATCTAGGTTAGTACATGGTATGTATGATATAGGAGCATTGCCTTGGTTAAGCTTACCAATGTACATAAACATATCATAAGTCGCTTGAAAACTGCTACCAACTTGTGCATTTTCTAGTGTTGAATTACCATCTTGGTCAATATAGAGTTGTTGGCTATAAATATTAGTTATTCCACCTGCAATAATTTCAGAACCATTATTGTCATTATAAAAAATACTTCTTTGTGCTCTAGTTTCATTAAAAGCTCCATTAGAGTTTTGAATAAATATTTGTTCAGGCAACAATTCATCAGCACCACCCGTGTTTAATGTAAAAACACTACCACCCTCTATCGCCCCTGTTTGAGTAATGTCTATTTGTGGTACAGGAGTTGTATTTGGAGGTGTTGCTAAAGACATACTATTTGTAATATAACCATCCTCTGTGAGGTCTCCCGTAATATTTTGCGAACCTCGCACGGCAAAGCTATTTGTTCTTACTAATACTGTGTCTCCTGAGATATTTAATTTTTTAACAAAAAGACCTACGGGGTTAGCTCCTACCTCTGTAGCTCCTGCAAAAATTCTTACTATTACAGCTCCTGTTGCAGCTCCCGTAGTGTAGTCCACTTGATACAAACCACCACCTACTTTATTAGAATCATTCTGAATTATAGTGCCGCAAGCCACAGGACTTGGGCTAAAAGATATATTTGTACGGGTTATAACATTATTTGTAACTTCAAACACCCTATCCTCTCCTTGAGAATTTTTATATTTTACATATTTAGGAATGTCAGAATTATTAATAGAGCCACTACCATCAGGACTTGAGCACACTATGTCCCATCTATTTGGAACACCGCTTTCATTTACCACTATCGATTGTGTATCTTGAGTTGCATAAGTTCCAATAGCTCCTGGCACATTATATATTAAATTAGTTAAATCGTTTTCTCCTACTGCAAAAGCAGCTATTTCAGTATCTTGTGGTTGACTGCAATAAAATGTTTGACTTTGACCATTAGGGTCAAAAGGATTTTCAAAAAGATATGAAATAGGCTCTAAAATTTCAGCACAGTTAATATTTACTTTAACACCATATGCAGCCATATCAGCATTTGTAGTAACACCATTGGTTATAGCATCACACCCTAGCATAGCTATCCTTATTCTTGCTCCAAAACTATCTCCGGTAGTGTTGGCGGGTCTAGGAACTACTGCTGTAAACCAACCTTTATATCCTCCGGGGGCAAAGCTAAATCCTGAACCGCTAACACCCGGATTGTCAAATGATGATGGAGGACCAAATTGAACCTGATTACTATTTACGGTTATGGTTTCTGTAACATTTGGAGCAAATGCACTTTGACCGCTCCCCGAATCAAATAAAAAGTTTCTGTTTTGTAAAGTAAAGGTAGTACTCGGAGCTCCCAGACCTAAAGTAAAGTTAGGACTATTATTAGGTACTTGCATAACATCGGGAGTTGTACATGGGGCTGTTCCACTTTGAAATATAACACCTCCATTAGCATTAGCACCGGGTGCTGCAGGTGAAGTTGCGGCATGACCAACAAATAAAAAGTCAGTATCATTGTCTAAGACATTCTGATTGATATTTTTTTGATAACCCCCGTCATCTCCCCCTAGTCTAGGCTCTCCTGGTGTTACAAGAAATTGTTGGTCTAAAGTTAAAGAACTACTAAAATCAAGAGTTCCTGATGCAGAAAAGTTATTAGATGAGTATTCAGCTACTCCACCAATGCTTAAACTTGTACCTGACTCTAATAGTAAACCTACGCCCGCTCCGTATTGATTACTAATCCAAACTCTTGCTATAACCGCACCTGCTGTAGTAGGTCCTGTACCCAAGCCTGTCGTAATATTATATATTCCTAACATAGGCGGTAGAGTTAATGCCCCGCTAGTAGCTGACCCTTTGTTGATATTTATAGCATAAATATTATTACCACTAACACTTTGACTAATCTGACACTCATTAACACATGAGGGACATTCATCATTTGGGATTTCAGCATCAACACTATTTATAGCAGGTCCTAAAGAACCAACACCCGCTGTGACAGTTTGATATCTAACAAAAGCTCCATCACTATAATAGCCTGCAGGGGCTACTGTGGTTAATGATAAATCTGTAAACACACATGTGGCAAATTTAAACTCTACGCTATCTATAAAAAACTCTGTTAATGTTGGCATAATTTATTTTTATTTAAGTACACGGAGTTCCTGATAAACAATCCGTACATCCCGCTCCCGTGCCACAAGATTGTACGCTTACAGTTATTGCATTTGTAGAGCAATTTTGCTCATATGTTTCAATTGGAGTGCCATTAATTTGCACAATAAATGGTATGGAGGTACTACACACCTGCCTGCATCCACTTTCTTCGACCACACCACTTTCACTTATTATTTTAGGAGGAACAATAACATTGGTAATCGCTGCTGTTGTAAAATCTGTATATTGCAATGTGTATTGACAATTATTACTTGAGTTAACAATACTATAACAGGTCGGATTACCTGCTCCACAATCACAATCACAACATGTGTCAAATATATTAGCACTGCTATTGTTGGTAGCAGTAAGTGTCTGACACAATAATGTTTTCACTCTGCTTCTAACATCTATAATAATATAAAATTCATTTTGTGTTCCTACAGGACTAGGCATAGAAGTGGTCGCTCTCCATTCAGTTGCTAACTTAGTAGCATCCCAACCCGTAGCAGGCTGCCAACCTTGAAGTTCATCATCCCAATACTCTATATTAGCTTTTGGTATAGCAATAGATGCAGCTAACAAAGCAACCGCATCAGCTTGACTGTTTTTATTAAAGTTAGTGGATGTTCTTAATATTCTAAAAGTATGAATTTCAGGATTAAACATAACTACCGCCTGTTCATTAGCAGTGACAAAAGGCTGAAATTTTATTTCTATATTACTGCCGGGCGGCGGTGCTCCCTGACCCGGAGACTGATTCTGATAAGTTGTATCATTCCAACCTCCTAATCTAGGAACAAAAGGATATTCTGTATTGTCACTTGTTGTATTGTATTCACTACCTACAGTATTGTTTGAAGATATACCACTTTGTATAAAGTTTCCAAAGGGCTGAACTGTTCCAACCTCACCTCCTGGATTGCTCCATTGCCAGGTTGCAATGTAGCTTATTCCCTCATCCTGACCACTGTTTACATTAAAATAAGCTCCGTTTGCCCAACTGCCCGTATTGTCTATATCGATAGCTGAAGACACTCCTAAAGGATAATTAGAAGTGTATATTACTGTGTCTATGTTTAAAGGAGCAAGCAAAGGACAGTTAGCTGTAAAACTAACAGAAGTATTATTTGCTTGTGGTGTTACTTGAACAATACAGTTAGCAGGTGATACAGAAGTTTTTTCCCAAGTTATTATATTAGGACCTGAGCTGTATGTGCCTGTTGATACTACCGCTCCATCCCATAGCACTGAAACTTGTGCAGGACCGCCCACTATAACAACCTCCCAAACAAGTTGTCCTGTAGGTGCAGAAGTAGCTGTAGGTTCAAAATCTCCAATAGCTATCTCTACACTTTGAGTTGCAGTCGAACCATTTGGATTTTGAAATGTAACATCACTTCCACAATCAAATATTGGTAAATCTAATTCATCATCTATTTCTGATGTTGTTTCACACTCATCAGTAGATGTAATAACGAGTGGTCGGTCATTTATAGATATTACATACTCGTTCATGTATGGGTCATACCCTCCTAGCTTTTGTGTGAAAGGAGTAATAGAAGATGGTGTAGCAGCACCCAAACTACTGTTTTGTGGTGTTCCTACAAGTTTTGCCGGTCCTTGACCATTAAAAACATCTCTAAAAAATGAACGAAGACCTAACTCAGATATTACAGTAAGCTTCTCAGCAGAAGTGTCTTGCCCTGTTAGTCTTAGCACTGCACCTCGTTTTTCATCTATAAAAAACTTATCTAAACCATACTGCACATAACTTTCAGGATTATTACTTATACCATATTGCTCGGTTCTTGCTATCTGAGTTCCTAGCACCTCAGGAACAGAAGCTATGTCACCACCACCCGCAGCATCACTCAGTAGATTTTTACCTTGCAACACATAAGAAATTTTATCTTCTTGTAAAACTAAAACATCTGTTTCTCTGGAGTCCATAACTTGTATAGCTCCAAAAGAATCTTCTAAAGATTTAAAATTAACTAAACCAAGATTAAACTCATTAAGATTATTAAGACCTGACTCGTCATTAAAAACACCACTGTATGTAATATCAGATGGTCTGTGATTTTGTCTATAATCCTCCTCGGTAGTGGTTACTGCTCTATTTCCTAAATTAAATGTTTTACCATTTAATTTATCTTCAATCTTGTAACTTTCCACACCATTACCAAATGTAAAACAATTAAAAAACTGTAAGTTAATAACGCCTGTAGTTCCTGCTGAACTTGCGTTTGTCACCTGATTTATGTCTCCATGAGCAGCAATACCATTATGAGAGCCATTAGCTGTATCTATAGTATATGAATCAGAACCCTCATACCACAGTTCGGGATTAGCATCTGCTGCTAAAGTTTCAAAAACAGTTCCAACCAATGGAAGCTCTATTTCAATTCGTGCCTTTACTCTTTTTTGAATAGAGTTACCGCCGCTTCCTTTAATATAAAGAAGTATTTCATTTGTATTAGTGTTTTGAACAAATCTTAAAAGATTCTGACAATCATCATTTAAATCAAATCCTGCAAAGATATCATTGATGTTTGTAGTGTTTGTTGCAGGAGTTTCTATGTATGTGTTGGTTACAAAGCCATTACAGGGATTGCCAATAGTAACACCTGAGTTTAGTGTTGCACCTATATTCATGCCATTAAAAAACTCAATGAAATTTGAATAGGTAGCGTCAGCAACAAATGTTTGTTCATATTTATATTTTAATTTGCCCTGACTACCATCAGAACTATCACCTTTTCTTTTGGTTGAATAAAATATTTTGACAGCAGTGCCTTCGGGTATTACAAAAGGTGTAAAAACGGTATTGTTGTCATCATCTAAAGCGGGTGCTCCACTCAAACCTTTATAAGCTAAAACAGGAAAATCTTGAGTGCTAGTAGAACCAGAGCTCTCAAATGCAAATTGTGTTAAATTATAATTATTAACAGGATACGGTACAAGTTGGTCTTGTGTTAAAGCAAAAGGAAAGTTTTTAAGCTGCATATATACCCCTTGAGGAACATAGTCTTCTGCTCCCACATTAGGCGTTCCTGAAATCACCTCCTCTACTGTTCCAGGCTCTAAATCTACATCAATAAAGTTTTTTTCTTTAGCACCTTTTGACAATACCTGAACAACCTCACAAGAGTCCGTAGCACCCAATGCATCTTTTTTAACTATTAGTTGGTCTCCTGTTTCTACTTTTAAAGCGTTCTCTCCTTCAAGTAAAAAGTAATAAGAACCATCTAAAGGGTCTTTGAACGACTTACTTGAATAAATAGTATTATATGTATCTTTTGTAGGTTTTAAAGCAAACTTATAATGAGTTGCCCACTTAGGAGCAAACTGTGTAGGAGGAATAGTTACTTTAATTTTATTTATCAATGATGAGGCTGAACATGGAAAATGAACCGTTGAAGCAGCCGTTGTTACACTACTATTTATATCTGTTGTTACAAAAGTATCTGTTAGTAGTGGCGGAGTTGCTCTATTAAATTTATCCATATAAATCATACCAACCTCATAACCTCTATTACTATGTAGACTTTTTTGACCATTAGGGTCAATCAAGGTTACTTTACTAGTATTAATAAATGGCATAACCAATGCATTATTTGCTTGACCTGAGGTTGGTGACTGAATAATTGGAATATATATCATGGGATTTAACACCAACTTTATTTCATTCTCTGATGGGCTAGTATAAAGTATAGGCTCTGTTTGAACCGAAGATGCATTTACGGCAATATTTGAACTGTTACCACTTACATATTTTACCACATTAGATATGTTTCCTAATGGGGAAACAGGCAACCCTGCCGTTGAAACAGGAGTTATAGTTGGCTCAAACACTGCATTTATAGCATCTGTTAGTGTAGGATTTTCAACAGCACTTGCTGTCCCAGGAGTAGCAAATCCACCATCAGCAGCAATGCCTGCCCCTAAACGACTTTGAAAATCAGAGCTTAATAATAATTCTTGAGCACTTCCAAATGTCTGGGGGAGAGTGTAACTCCAATTAACAGACTGAAAATTTAACCCTGTTGTAGGGGCTGCTCCTCCTAGTCCTGTGAAAGTAGTAGTACCACCTAAGTCATATAAAATATTACCCTGTACAATATTAAATGAAAACTTAATGGTAGCACCCTCAATCAATTGCAATCCTGCAAAATTTATTGTTATTGCAGCTTCAGGAGCAGCAGGAAGTGTATATCCATATATAGGGTTTGTAAAAGTATGACTGCTCGTTGTTCTAGGCACTACTGTTTCTCCAACTTCTCTTGAGATGCCTGATGCAGTATATTGTATTCTAGTAGGCTCATTAGCATAGTTAATTAAATTATAATTTTCAATATAATTACCATACATTAACCTGTTACCCATGATGGTTTGAGCTTTAGCAACTCGTGGCACATTATCAAATGTTCTCAATATTTCTTGAACAGGCAATACTTGATATATCTTGCTATTATCAAAAATAATTTCAAATGTAGTATTACTAGCAACATTATTAGCTGCCTTATTAATTTTTTCTGCCACCTTTATTACAGAACTGTCCGCTTCTTTAAACAACACTTCTATCTCTTCAACCAACTCACTACCCGTATCAAAGCTTACTCTAACTCTGTTTTGCTTGTTAAGCATACCCTGATTGTTAAACTCATCAGAAGATATAAAAAACTGTCCCGGCTCAAAAGCAGGGTCACTAAATTGTGATACAGCAGAATATTGATTATTAGCATATTTAAATCTAGTTGCAAAACATATGTATTTGTCCTCTAAATAATTTACTTCACTATTATTGCTAACATCTAAATTTATATTAGGAGAGTTGTTTGGTGGTGCTTTTATTACCATTATCTCTTCAGCACTAAATTGGTCTACAGAGGTTGTACCTATAACAGCAGGAGCAGCAGGGGGTGTTATTGTCGGCAAACCATAGGTTCGTGTTACATTAATCATTCTAGGGGGGTTGTAGTTGTCGGTAAAAAACAACATGCCATCTATTAGATTAACACCATTAATTAATCTGTTAGGATTAAAATTTAATGTAGTAGAGTATCCTGTAGTGCATGGAACACCATTATATATACTTGCAACCAATGTTCTCCAAACATTTTCTTGAGTGTCATACGCTACTATTAAATCTATTTTTTGTGTGTTAGTTACTATCTGATAATTATTACCCGCAACAAAAAGGTCATTCTGTAATTCTACTTGGCTTTGTGATGTAATATTCGAAACAAATGTATGAGGGTTGCCGGCTAAAGAAGTGTTAATAACCTTATCGCCAACTTGAACACCATCAGTTAAAAAAGATGCTGTATTATCTACTAATAACCCCACAATTGTATTAGTGGTTGTACCTGAAGTTATTGTTGTAGAAGGAGAGCCACTTGAGTCATACACACCTGTCCATTTAGGGTCATGTATAAACCAATAAAGAGTTTCATTTGAAGAATCTCCATAAACACCTAAGCATCTAGCCTGTGAGCTTAATCCCTGAACAGGAACAGTAACATTTCCTAAAGCATCAAATTGAGGTTGCTGTGGGAATGTAACAGTGGTAAGTCTTGTATTACCTTTTGCAACTTCAACCGAACCAATCTCTGTTTCTTCAGTAGAACCTAATCTAACATTTACCGCATCGACATATTCTCCATTAGGTAGGAGTCTTTCATCGATAGCTTTATTCATTCTACCCTTAGCAAAATTTCTTTGTATTTTTGCCATACTATTTTATCCACTTATCTCTCCCACGCAGATTCATAAGTAGTCTGCCAGGATGTATATTACTTATTCTTAGTTTTGCGTTTCGTAAAAGAGCCGCCTTTTCTCTTTGAGTTCTTCTGACAATATATTCTTGTGTCCCCACCTTAGATGCTAGTATTGCATATTTAATATATGCATACACATATTCTTCAAACATTTTATTTACAGCCACCTTAGAGTCATCACCACCCTCCATGCCATCTGACACATATTCAAGAATGCAAGATTCTCCCTCCATGGTAGAATCAAAATTTATAACTCCTGCTTTTTTGTCAATCCTAAATGTTGGGTTTGCATTAGCCGTTTCAGTATTCAGCCCAAATCTAGAACCTACTCTATAATCAAAATACCACATACCATCACAACAATATCCTTCAAAGCCATGGAACATGCTGTTTTTATTTAAATAAATACTTTTTTGTCCTCCTCTAATTCTGTCAAAATCTAATTCTGAAAACTCGGGACTCAAAGCATTACCATAAATGTCAAACAAAATATTTTCATTGTTATCTTGTAAATATGCTAAAGCACTATTAACTTGAATGTTTTCTGTTAGTGGTCTTATCAAACCATCTTTATACATTGAAATCCTAATCCAATTTACAAAGTCAGATGGTAATATAAATCTCAATAAAGAATCAACAGTTAATTGTAAAACTTTTACTTCTTTAAATGCATCGTAGTTAAGTTCTTGTATTGCTCTTTTAGCATGAAAGATGACCTTATATCTTTGCTCATTATTAATAATAGCATGATTATCATTATACATCATCATAAAATTATTTACAATGTCTTGTAATGATACATACTGATACGAACCCCAATTAGCATTTGTGGGATTGTTACCATTATTTTCATAATACTGATATTGAGATATATAACTCATTAAGCTTCTTGTTTATCATCGAGCTGCTCTTGCGTAGCTCCAAATTTATATACTTCTAATTCTCTTATAGACATACCTGCATATTGTAATATTTTAACAGTTAAGTCTACTATTGCATCTCTAGGTACTTCAAAATCTTGATAGTCAACAGCAGATGCATTAAACTGTGCAGACCCACCAACCGTAACAAAGGTCCACCGAGGTGCTTTGGGGTATCTTATATATTGACACTGAACATCACCCTTTTGATTTATAGTACTAGGATAAACAGTTGCCTGATTACCACTTATAACATAAGCAGGAAACTGCTTTGTTGGTTTAGTAAGATTAGAACTTGTTAAATTAAATATTTTATTTTGCTCCACCTTTTCAACCTTAGTGGTATTAGTTGCATCGTATATCTTGTAGTTTTGCCCTGTAGCCATTATGTCTTCACTTAGACTCAATGTGGTCGCACTGTCCACTGCAGTAACATAAGCCACTAACATGGGTGCAGCAGGAGCTCCCGCCGGACTTGTATTAACAACAATACTGCCCACCACCGGGCTTGGACTTATAGCTGATGCAGTAAATCCTTGAGCAACATCAATTAATTTATATCCTTGCTGTGCTGTTGTAGTGCCACTAAATAATGCATTAGGATAAAAAAACAACTGATTTATAAAATAATAATCAGATGGTAGATTATAAATATTAGCAGTATTTAAAGTTGCTGTTGGTTGGTCTAAAACAACGGACTGTGAAAAAATAGCTATATCCTCTTCTATACCTTTTTTAATGTCAGCATATCCTGTGCCTTGTAGTCTTCTATTTTCTTTTGTAAGTTGATAGTTATATTCGTAAAAATAATCTTCAAACACATCTAGCTGTGCCTGCTCAGCAAATAGATTAAAGTCAGCAGGACTTAGATATCCATAATTATTTTTGTTCAATACTGACAGTACTGTACTATACACTTCATTTATCATATGACAAAGATACTAAAAAAAGAATATAGCCTTAAATTTATAGAGCTATTGTATGCTGCCAATACCTATTCTTTTACCTGTGGTAGACAAAACATTAGGCGGAAAGGTTGAAGGGAAAGTAAAAGTATTTAACGAAGAAGCTGCTAAATTTATAATTTGTTTAGAAAAAAAATTTAATGCTGTGGCATCTCCTGCATTTAAAGCATCAGTAAAAAAAACTGACACTGTTACGCTGTTTGAATAAATTATGTCAATTCCATTATTTGCGGGAGACTTAGGTTTTATGGTTGCAATACCATCTATTCCTATTACCTGCTGTAATGATTGTGAGCCTGCACCTGAAGCTGTAGTTTTAGTAGTTGTGAATATTAAAAATTTACTCATAGTGCAAAGATAATAAAAAAAGGGGACTAGTGTCCCCTTCTTTATAAATATAATAATAATATATTATTAAATAGCTACTTTACCAAACGTACACCCATCTACATCTCTATTTGATGAGCCGATACTTACTTCAGTAATAACTTCTAAAGGGTTTGTCCAACTTTTTTGATATGAGTTAGCAATACTATTAAGAACATTTGCAACAACTGCATCTTTTTCCGTTCCGGTTAAATTAGCTCCTGTAAAAGTTAATGTGAAAACTGCTACTTCAGGAGCTGTTGCATCTGAGTGTGTAACCATATCCATTAGTATTTCTATGTTTGTATTAGCACCTGTTGCGGGTCTAACTGCAATAACTTTATCGATATCTATTGTTGCACCTCTATTAGGGTCAGCAGGTCTATTAAATCTTATATACTTTTTCATAATTTAAAAAATAAAATATTATGTGAGACTATTCTCATAGCAAATATAATAAATATTATTTAGACTTTTCAAGCAACTTTTCAAGCATCTTCAATGACTCAATACCTTCATCACTCTGTAAATAATTAGCTATAATTAAATTAACATCTTCACCATGAGGAATTACTATCATCCTTTTCTTATTAGCTTTTGTGTTAAAATAAATACCGCCTTTAGGTTTTTTAACTAGTAATCCTTCATCAAAAAACTGTTGTACTTTAGCCTGATGTTTTAACATTGGGTCATCGATAATATTTATAAAATCTTTTGGATGATTTCTAGCAAACACTAATAAGTCTCTTTTCAACTCAGCAGTTGTAACTTTTGTTACATCATGACTAAACAATACTCTTGCAACATTTTCTAATTGAGAGATGTCTAATTGTTTTGCAGCAATAAGAGCATCTACTTCAACATTTAACCTTTCTACCTGTTCAGCAGCATCTTTTTCATAGTCCACCTCGCTAAATCTTTTACCATTCATAGGATGAATATGTAAAAACTCTTGTAAAACTTGATTGTTTTTAGGTACTTTTAAAAACCCGTCTTCAAATATGATAGGCTCTAAAATAGCATTTCCATCTTGTTCATCTATGTAGATGCTTTTTTGATTACGAGCATATCGAAGCTCTCTGTTTGCTCCTGTCTCCTCATCAAAATGTAATAATGGAAATCTTGCTGTATGTCTTGTTGGTAGCATGTAAGATAAAGGAGCTACCTCTCCTGTAAGTTTGTAGACCTTGTCTACGAATTTCGCTTTTTTCATTTTATTTAATTTAATATAATTTTAATTTATAAATAAAGAAAGGAGTGTACATGTGTACACTCCCACTCTATTGTCAACTACTACTCTTGGAATAAGAAGAAGTTGTTTGCACCCATTGTACAAACTGCTCTTTCAGACAAGAAGTTCACCTCCATCGCATCTAAGCTAGATGTTCTCGCACCTCCTGCAGAACCTGTAATCCATGACTTGTATCGTCTGTCTTCAGTTTCTGAAGCACGATATCTTACATGTAAAAAAGGTCTCTTAGCATTCTTTCCAAGGATTTGGTCATAAACAGTTGTAGAACCCGCAGGTACTAATAAACCATTTACTCTACCCGAGCCTGCACCTGTTGGCAAACCTCCTCTCATAGTTGGGTCATTTAAATACTTCCAATCTGACTTGTAGAAGTCGTATCCTCTTCGGAATCCTGTGAAACCTAGATTTAACGCCATCTCTTCATCATTGTCAAAAAGACCATAAGAAGTACCTCCTGCACCATATGAGTTTTGAGCTGCTAACATATCGTCAATATCAAAACCGAAGTTTCTGTCAACGAATACTACATTCTCTTCAATAGCACCTTGATTATCTAATCTTCCGATTACTGCATCCCAATCAGCTAATACAGTAGGGTTTCCTCCACCCCATACATTACCTCTAGTGTTTACAGCATGGAAAATACCTTCAGAGCCCATAAAGCCTTGTGCTTTTGCTCCACCACCTGCACCCGCTACTGCCGGTACTGCTTCAATCATAGATGTTTCTAGGTAGTCGTCAAAACGCAATCTTGTTTCATGCTCTGACTTTAAATACCATAAGTATCCTGTTGCACCATTTTCTGTAGTTACTTCTATCCATCCGATTTGAGCCATGTCAGAACCATTAACTGAATATGTATCTTTTAAAATAATTGGATTATTTTCAAAGATGTAATCAGCAGCCTCTAAAGAACCAACCATTCCTAGTGACCCCTTTTTAAACTCTGAACCATAAATGAATACCGTACACTGAGCTGCAGCTACACCTGCCGGTGCTACTGCCAAACCTGTATTTTCATAAAACGCAACAGTGAATTGGTCATTTACTAAATCAACATTAGTAACAATTGCTTTGTTACTTCCTGCACCATTATTAAATGTAATCATAACTGTTTGTCCTACTCTTACAGAAATACCATTATTTGCATCATATGCCGTACCTGCTGCTGTACTACCAATTGTAGTTTGAGCACCCGATGCCGGATATGCACTGTCATTTACTTGCAGAATTGCTGTTGGGTCTCCCGCAGCAGCACCACCACCACTATCTATACCTACTCGTGTATACTTAGTGTGTAGCCTTCCTTGCTCTGCCCATTTTATTTGGTCAGATATGCAAGGCATTTCTGCACCTACTAATCTTAAAAATGATGATATGGTACGATTACCATATCTTTCAAATTCTTTCTCATATGTATCAGGTAGATACTGAGTCAAGAAATTGAAGTCTGTTATATAATTTGTCGCCAATGGCACTTGACTACTACTAGGAGTTAAGTCAAACCCTGGCGTTGCTAAAACTGAACCTGCCATTATTTCTAATTTTTAATTTTTTATTTTCTTTTAATACTCTTAATTTTTAACCCTCTCCCTGAGTCTTGACTCAAAGAACGAATTTGCATTCCTCCCTTATTAACTACTTCAGGTGTTTTACGCTCACTCATATTTATATTTTTAGTTTTACGCATCACATCTTCAGTCGCTTGAGATTTACCTTGCTCATAAAAGAACTTAGCAAACTTCTCAGGATTCATTGCTAGTGCCAAAGCTCGATGGTATCCTACAGCGTCACTTATCGCACCATCTTCACCTATGTACTTATTTACAAAGTTCATTGGTGTAGATTGAGCTTTTTTAAGCTCTTCTGCTGTTCCCGGAGAATAAGTAATATTGGTATCACCTAAAGAAAATTCAAAACCTTTGAACTCTGTGTTAAAAATAGAATTTGTTTTTTCTTCAAAAACTCTTCTTCTTCTAGCACTCTCCTCGTTTTCACTTCTAGCTTTCGCTATAGATTGCTCATAAGCTTTTATTTTTTCTAAATCAGCTTCAGGAATGGCAGCCGTACTTGACTCAAGGGGTTGCTTGAAATACTCCTTTTGCTTATTAAAATATTTTTTTGCCTCAGCAATCTTTCTTTTCTTTGCTAACTTAGTTTTTTTGATAGTAGCTTCATCATCGATATCATCATCAAAATGATAATCTGCCATCATGTCTTCTATATCTTCTCTATCTAAACCCTCTTCGGTTTCAGTTAGATACTCTCGTAGCAATTTGTCAGAATCATAATCTTCAAAGTTTCTGTTAAGCTTAACATAATCTTCAAAGCCACGACCTGTGTCTTTTTTATACTTTAAATAGGCAGATACATCTTCGGGTAGAGGGTTTTCTTCTCTCTCTCTAAATAACTCATCTACTGAAGTTATCTCCTTATTATGCTTTTCTTTTAAGTATGAAACAATATCTTCATCACTTAATTTTCTTTCTTCTACTACAGGAACTTCTTGTTCCACTTTTTTCTCTTCTACCTGTGCAGTTTCTGCTACAGGCTCTGATGTTTTTTGTTCTTGAACAGCATTCTCTTGTTGTTCATGCTTATCCAAAAGCTCTTGTTCTTGTTGCGACTGTGATTTTTCTTGCCCATCGCCTAAGGCTCTTACTTTTATTTCCATTAGATTAAATTTTTATACAAAGTTAATAATTTTTTTAATACAGATTTAGACAAATCTTTTTGTTACTTTACCTGCTTTAGTATTAGACACAAACTGCTTGCCTGTTCTTCCTTCTCTTTTCTTTTTACGAGCTGTTTTTGCCCTTTCAGCTTTTGACATTGATATTGCTTTTTTATAAGGCAAGCACCGGTCAGGATTCTTTTTGTTTTTACTTGTACCACACGCACCCTTAATAGAACCATCTGTTCCTATTCTAACCCACTTTTGTTCTCTCCATTTTTTTAGCTCTCCCATTTATTTACTTTTACTTTTTTTATGAATCTTTCTAATCATCTCTTTACCCTTTTTAAAAATACTTGCTATTCTTTTTTTGCCCATAACTTTAGCTCGTTGCTCAGCCACGGTTAATATTTGTATTTTTCTAGCAAAAGGCTTTGAAATATTTTTAACCTTTCTAACAGTTTGATTTGCATCACTAATAGTAGCAAACTTTATACCAACTGTATCTTTTGGATTTTCATCAGTATACAATCTTCTGCCAGAACCCTTAGGCTTCTTGCCTGTACCAACCTTAGGGTCTCTACTTTTTCTTGCCATTTATTTTTTTTAGCATTGCATCAATTCGCTTAGCTTGACCTTTGTGCATAGCTGAAGCTTTTTTCAATTCACTAGATATTTGTTTTAGTTGTTTCTTGTCCATCATAATTATTTTCTTTTATCTTTTTTAGCATAGTTAGGGTCTTTACAATACTTACTTGCACCCATGGCTGCATAAGCAGACCATTTACCATATTTTTTCATAGCCCAAGCTTTTCCTGCAGGGCAAATTTTATTACCTGTTTTCTTTTTTGTTCTTGCCATATTATCTTGGGTCAAACTCAGCTAAATCAAAACCATCTAAACTATCCTCATTTGACTCAAAGTTTTTAGGAGGTAAGTTGTTTTTTCTTTGATTAATTAGTTGACTCTGCTGAGTATTTTGTTGATTAATTCTTTGGGACTTTGCATCTTCTCTCTGCAGCTCTCTTTGAGATAATGCAGCTTCAGACATTCCCCTTAACTGTTGATTAAACTGAAACTCTTTATCCATCAACATAGATTTTAATTGAGCTTCTTGTTTCATTTTTTCTATTTCAAAAGCAATCTCTGATTGTTTTATTTGCATCTTTATCTGACCTTCCGCCTGTATTTTTTGCATAGCCGTTTGAGCTGCCATTTGTTGTGACTGCTGATTTATCTGTGCTTGCTGTTGAGCTTGAGCAGATTTCATTTGCATATCAGCCTTTTGCTTTTGCTTTCTTTTTAATTTTAAAAGTTGATTAGCTAATTTTAAATTTCTAATCTCTCTAATATCTATTGCATCCTCAAGATTTATATCTTGTTTATTTAAAGCCATTTGAATGTTTTGTTCTAGCTTAGCCTTTTCTTCTTCATCAGGTGCAACCTCAATAAATATACCGAAATCATATATATACAACTCTTTACTGTCTTCTAAAATAGAAACATTATACTTTCCTATTTGATTTATAAAGTTGTCTTTAAAATCAGAATATTCTATTATATCAGCAACTCGATATGATAATGCTTCTGCCAAACTTCTATATATAAACAAACTGCCATCTAAAATATGTCTTGTAGCTGTATTGGAATTTAAAGCTGCTAATTTTTGAACGCCTACTAATGCATTCGGGTCAGGAGTTGTTCCATCTCTAGCTTCATTTAATCCTGTCACACTTCTAATCATATTTAAATAATGATTATAGTTTCCTATAAGCATTTGAGTTTTGCTTGCACCCGAGTTAGAGTTTAGCTGAGTTATTGGAACACGAGCCTGATTAAAGTCGCCATCTTGAGTGTAGCTTCTTCCTATGACACTACCTGTTTGAAAATACAATCTCAAAGCATCTTCAGGATTATAGGCATTACCCGTTCCTAAGTCAACTTCATTTAATCCATCAGCATCTATAAAGACACCATCCGGAACAACTCTCGATATTACCTGTTGTAATTTAAGATGTGTTATTTGTATCAAATCAGCAAAAGGTATCATTCTTCTAACCAAAGACTCTATAACACCCTTATACATTCTAGGAGCAACAGCCACATAATTTGGTATTGCATATTGATTAGCAGATTTTGGTCTAACCATATTCTCAGCCATTTTCCATTTTAGAATAATATTAGTACCCATAACCATAACCCCCTCATACCACACATCAATCGTTTTCTCTATTTTTTCAAACTTACCCTCTTTCATCATTTCTTCAGGTGGATTAAATTGGTCATCCTTTTCAATCATCCTAGAGTTACCGGCATCATCAGTTATTTTTTTCTTATATACTATTTTATTAGTAGTCTTATAATTAAAATATAAAAGAGTACATGTGTCTCTATAAAACAAACTATTTTGATAATACTGTGCAGTATTAAAATAATCATACCAACTTTGACTATACTTAGATATCTCTTCTAAATCTTCATTTGTTAGAGTGGGGTCAATTTTCATTAACTCTGTAATAGGTAAAGTTTTTATTTCTCCCCAATAAAAACAATCCTTAAAGTGAGGGTCTTCAGTATAACTATACACCACATTAGCAGGGTCTACATAACTAATCTTAACACCTGAGCCTGGTAAAAACTCATGCTTTGCCATAGCCACCCCTAGAACTGTTAAATCATAATCAAACCTTTTTCTTAAATCAACATACTTATTATTTTCAAATAAAGTGTCAATAGCTTCTTCTTGTGCTAACTCAATAGCAGGTTTGTAATTCATTTGCATAAATAAAGCTAACTCTTCATCAGACTCGGGAAGTTGGTCGGGTTCAACAGTAAAAGGGTCGAATCCCATTTTTTTAATATCTTCAAGCATCGGTCTAGCAGCCATCTGACCTTCAATCATGCTTTGATATTTACTACGCTTAGATTGTGATAAAGCATCTTGTGCATAAGCATTTACTTTAAACAACCTGTCAGCCATACCGTTTACAACAATATCAACAAACTTAGGAAGTATTGGAACAGGTGTCCAATCTAAATTTAAATAAGATAAATCTCCATCAACAGCTAATTCATTTTTATATTTAGCTATTGACTGTTCCCCTCTTGCATATAGTCTTAATCTATTATACTCACCCCACTGATTATAGAATCTGCATCTATTACTATCTTTTCTAAACCACTCATACTGTATAGCTTGACCTATCTTTAAACCATATTCTTCGGTGGCTTTTTCTGCGTCTGAAACAAATTGACTAGGAAACTCTTGAGAATTGATACTTATTTTAACATCTTTCATCTTTTTAATTCGCTTATTATTCCACGGTTATTATACCTTGCAAAGTTAATACTTATTTTTGATTGTTTTTTTTCAGGGGTGTATAAATGCCTTTGTGTAGCCATTATAGCTAGTCCTGAACTAATTGTTGCGTCAAACTTTGTTCGATTGTTAATATCAAACTTTGCCCAATCCTCTAGTGTTCTGGTAAATATCATTGAGCCTATTATATCATCATCTCTATATGTTTGTGTCAAATCAAAGCCTACATGTTTTTCTATATATGATTCAATAGCCGCAGCATGAGCTTGTTTTACATCTTCTGAACTGTTTGGTATACCACCTAACTCTTTTTCCGATTTTGAAAGTTTAATATAATTTTTATCAGGTCTATTCATTGAATATCCTCTATAGCCCCTGTTCTTAAAATGATACAATAATCGAGGCTTGTTATTCTCAACTAGAATGGGCATTCCATAAAAAACACATGCCATCAGAACTTCTTCAAAAAATATTTCTGCAGTTTGAGGTCTTGCAACATATTCTAAAAAAAACTCGTTAGATGGTGCTTTCTCCATATTAAATTTAGTCACCCCATGCAAAGCTCCATTAGAACCGCCACCTCCTACTGTTCCTGATATGTCATATGAGTCACATCCAAAAGCTCCTAAATGCTCATTGCCTGGATACTTTATTCCTCTCTTATCAATAGAATTGTTTTGCAAAGCAGCTTCAGGTATCCAAGATATTTTAAATCTGCCACTAGGATTAGGTGTCCATATAACTTTTGAGTCTTTTATTCCATCCTTCCAACTAAAGCTACCTCTAGTCACATGTTGTTCTATTATTAAAGAATCATTATAATCTATTTGTTGATATATTTTTGTTAAGTTAAAAATAGAAGCTTTACTCTCATCCCTAAAAGCATGTGATTCAGTTCTAGGAAACTGACGATAAAATTCATTCAAAGCATCTGCATCATTTTTTAAAGACTCTACTTCAGCCTCCCAATAATTTATTGCACCATTATATATCATTTCTTTATCAACTCCTAACACCTCTTGCTTTGGCTTATCTAAAACAGGTGCACCATATATATCAATAAAACCCTCCATGTTCCACTCCATAGGAATAAAGAGAGAATACATTCCGCTTTTTGTTTGACCATTAGCATTTCTGTTTTCTACATTTGAATCTTCAAATAATTTTTTAAAATTACTACCACCCTTATCTAGTGAATTAGAAGTAGAACCCATCAAGCATTTACCAATAATCTTACTACCTAATCTTAGACATGTTTTTGTAACTCTCCAATTGTTTAAAATATTATTAGGCTTTGACCACTTGCCACTCTCATCATGTACTAACAGCAAAAGTTTTTCACCATCATATGAGTTGTCATCAGTGTTCTTCCAATCGATAGTGGTATCTAATCCATATAGCTCATCATTAGCAACATCATACATATTTTTTTTTGTAATTTTTGATGCAGGAACTCTAAAGGCTAACTCTGTTTTTGGTTTGTCCATACCATCTTGTATGGGTTTAAAAAAGAATGGCAACCGAGTAGATATAGGAACTACTTTGTCTGTAAACATTTTTTTAGCATCAGAACCTGTCTTTGACAATATGCCTACTCGGGAATCTTTTGCTAAAGTACCCGTGTTTACACATTCAGAAGAGCCCATGTATGAAAAGCCTGACCTTCTAATTTTTAAATATATCATTCCAAAACAACGACTATCAGCTCTGCATGCTTCCCAAAAAATAAAAAATATTCTGTTAGCTTCTCTATAATCAGGATATCCCACATCAATACTTGTCCATTGTAAATACATATAGTGTGACCCTGTTATGTAAGTAGGCTTGCCATTGTTCATAAACCAAAAGCCATCTTCTCTTTTGTCAAACTCATTTTCAATATAGTCAACCCATCTGGACTTAAACTCTTTTGGAGCATCATTCCACTGAAAGATTGACTGTATCTTCGAAAGACTTTTAGGAAGCTCAGCTCTTTCCCAATATTGTTCTGTAGTCTTGGCACTACGGCTGAAGCATTTTTTTGGAGATAGTGGCAGTCCTATATTTAATCCTGAAACATTTATAACCTCACCTACCTGTCCGGTTTTTGATATGTTAACAAAGTCATATTTTGTATTATATCCATACCGCCAAGTTCGTCCTCTATTTTTATTAGTAAGAACTCTTTTGGGGATATAGTTATCTAAAACTTTATATAGTTTACTTTGAGCGTCTTTCTGCAAAACCTTGTTTAGTATCTAAGTTAATATTTGAACCCAATGCTTTTAAACTCTCCTCCTCATTATCGATTCTATTTAATATTTCAAATGCATCAAATATGGCAAGTTTTTTTGTTGCGGCTGCATTTTTTAATCTATCAGCAGCCAACTCATCTTCGGGGTCAGGTTTAATTATTTCTTCTTTTGCAACTTTAATTAGTTGTCTCACCGCTTTTCTTCCTGCCTCAATAATCTGTTTCTTTAGTTCTTTTGAATCCATCTTTTTTTCGATTATATTTTTTTTTGCTTTTATGAACCTTAGGCTTTGTGTGTTTCCAAAAATCCTTTACATCAATTTTTTTCCACTCAAACTTATCACTCATAACTTTAACGTTATTTGATGGTCATATATACGATATAGTAATTCACCATCTACATAGAACTCATATTCACTATCTGGATTAAAAGCCACTCTATCTCCATTTTTTATTCCTTGTGACTTTAAATATGTATTAGCATATTTCATTTTACCTATTAGTGGCTCATATTTACAATTCTTTTGAATGTACATGTTTTGTTCTACAGGCAATGGCTTTACAAAACAATACCTATCATATGTTTTCCACTCTCCTTTATTTTTATACAAAAAAAACTGTTCACTGTCAATCAAAAAAATATCGTCTTTAAAAAAACTTCTACCACTCTTTTGTCTACCATACATGTCATTATAATATTTAAAAACATTATGATGAACTAATAGTGTGTCTCCTTTTTCGATAGGACCTTCGTAGCCTAAAGGTGTTTCAATAACAATAGCTTCACGATTAGAAAACTTATGGTCTTCTTGTGAAGAGCTAACAACAAACTCTACTCCACCTATTTCTTTTGTATTAGAATATCTTTTATTGCCCTTTGGTTTGACTATAAAATCTGTAGGCGACTTCATTCAAAAAAAATATTATACTCAATTGATATCGGCATTGTGTCTGTAAATGATTTCCACAAAACTACCTCATCTTCTTTTTGTATCCATATTTTTATTGCTCCATTGTCATTTTTAATTAGATGAATTTTGTAAGAGCCATTTAGGACTTCTTGTCCAACAATGTAATGCATAGCTCCCGACTTATAGTCAGGACCTATAGATATTTTTCTTATATCCATTTTATTATATTTAAGTAATTTATTATTGTTTTACTTTTACTGTCCCACTAGTTTGATAAAGCTGACCGGTTACTAAACCTGCTGCTCCCGCAGCAGTGTCGTCTGCATAATTAGGTAAAGTTAATTGTACTGAGGGCAATACTTTTAAAATATCTTGAATAGTAAAATTTACCGTGCTGTCAATAGGAGTTCCTACAACATCAGTTCCAATAACTTTATCAGTTGAGCTTGGTGTAACAGTAGTGTATGTACTTATTTTTGCCATAATTAATTAAAAAGTTGTAGATAAATTAATATCTTGATAAGTTAATTTAATATATATATCACTGTTTCCTTGGTTAGCAACAGTGCCTGCAAAACTTCTTATTAAAATGCTAGCATCATTAAACAGTGTTAAAGTATCGTTAGCCATCGAAGCATAAATTTTATCAGTCTTCTTAGAAGATGAATTCAGGCTTGCAGGTAATATTTTAAATGGTGATTGTGCACCTGCAGGACCTGTATTTCGTTTAACAACAATACCACATGCTCCATTTCCTAAATCAGTAAAATTATATGCAACACTATTAAAATCAATATAAACAAGTAAGTCAATAGGATTATAAGTTTTATTTGCTCCTGCAGGAGGAAGAATTTCTACATCTGTAGTATCTAAACTTAACATTTCAGCAGGAGTAATTTTTTTTATTACCTGCTTATACTTAGTTACATCAATTAGATTTTGCAACTGTTGTATAGTAAAATTTTTAGTAACATTAGGAGGAGTTCCTCCTACCTCCGTTCCTATCAACTTATCAGTCAATAAAGGAGTTCCCACATTTGTATATGAACTTATTTTAGCCATTTACCTTTTCTGTCTGCTTTTTAGTTATCTCACCGGTTTCTAAATTAATTTTAGTATCCTTACCGTACTTTTGTAGGAGCACTTTTTCTTTATTACCAAAATTATCTTTCATTTCTTTTATTACAGTTAGAATCATTTGTTTCCTTAGCTCAGTATCAGCTAGTTCCATTTTTGCTCTATTGTAATCTTGTAAAGCTTGTCTTATTTCAGACAGCTCTTCTTTTTTTAATTTCTTTGCCATTTTATTTAATTTAAATTTATTTTACAAATATACTAATATTTTCCTTGTCTTGATTTTGGAGAGGATTTAGTTGAACCTCCTTTGCCTGCCCACAAATGTTTACATGCCCAATATCTAGCTGTTAGCTTAGACTTAGCCTGACTACATTTATGTCTTGCTCTAAAACTCTTACGAGCAGCAGGAGAATAGTTGTGTCCATAGCCTTTAGCACCAAAGTGAATCAACTTCTCTTTGCCGCCTTCACAAGCCTTGACCATCTTCTTTTTACCGGGTCTAGTACTAGGTCTTACCCTATTGCAGGGCATATTCTTTTTACTTACCGCCATTCTTTTTTTTCTTTCTTTTTTTCAAAACCCTAAAATCACTGCCTGTGATTTTATCAAATGGTGGACTAGCCTGTGCTATTCTCCTTTGCTTTTTACTAAGTTTGCTCATAGTTTTATCTCTTATTTTTTTTATTTAAATTTTTTAAATTTGCTGCATTATCTAATGCCATTTGCATTCTTATTTTAAATTGGTCAGCATAAGGGGGAAATTTAGGTTTAGGTGTGTTTCCCCTATTATCTTTGTGCATTTTGCTCATCTTATTGTTTTTTATTATGAGAGCCTCCAAAAAAGAAATCAACAACTGTGTTTACTTTAGCACTCATAGCACCAAAGATTGTTGATATAAAACTTATTTCAAACTCTCCTAAGTTAATATCTCCTTTTACAAAATATCTGAACATTACAAAACTCAAAGCAAAATATGCAATGGTAAATACTGTTGCTAATATTTTTTGTATTGAGGAATCATCAGAGTACATTTTTCTTGCACTCTTTCTATCTTCTACCTCTAACTCAAACATCTGTTTCTCATGCTGTTGAAACAACTGCTCTAGTCTTTCCTGAGCAGCTAGTCTCTCTTCATCAGTAGTGATTACCTCATCTAATATCTGGGTAGCATTACCCATTAAATTTTTTATTATTTTTTTTATCATGTTAATTGAATTGGATTTCTATATTTAGTTTTATTATTTTTATCCTTATACGCTACCAACACTTGCTGTCTATTGTCAGATATCTTGTAACTAACATGTATCCATGCAGGGTCTCCATCTATACTTTCAGTGCTTGTCCCAAACTCTAATATCAGTTGGTCAAAATCTAAATCTAACTTCTTTATAGCCTCATAGATTTTAACATTATCCATTTTACCTTTTTTATAAAACTGACAATCCACCGCTTCATATCTGCAATGCTGTGAGTTTGAGCTTCCCCCTATAGCCATATTCAACTCAGGCGAACGATAGCCTGAAGTTATTCGTATAGGTCCTAGCTCCTTTCTTATGGGCTGTAACAAACCATTTGCCATCATAGTTAGCTTTTGTATTCCGTCTTGTGTCGGCTGATTTGAAATGCCTAGACGCATAGCCACATTACTTCTTGTTAATTCTTGTAGCGTAAAGTTTTTACTAATCTGCATAACTACATAAATTTTTTCAACACCAACTCTTCCGTTTTTTTCACAGCTTGTTTTGTTGATAGTTGAAATGTTAAATCAGCTTCATACTTTTCAACAATCTCTTTATTGTTAAAAATTATTAATGTAGGAACTGACAATATTTTATATTTTTTAGTTAGCCCTGGACAGTGTTCAATATTAACCAAATAGGTTTTTACATCTTTAAAATCCGATAGGTCAGTCATATTAGACTTATTCCACTCAGCATAAAACTCTACTACCACAATATCCTCACTAAGCTTTTCATTAAAATTACTTTCATTTATTTCTACCTGAGAAAAACTAAATAGACTAAGTAAAAGTAGTATTAATAATATTATTTTAGTATTCATTTTTTTTGAATTACTTCATACAATCTCTCATCCATAACATCTATCTTTTTTTCGATTGCATCTAATGTTTCCTTATTTGACAAAACAGTTTGTCTAATAAGTTCATTTTTCATATTTATTTCATTGGCACTAGGATAGTTGTCAAACTTGTTTACCTTTAATTCAATAGCACTAACTTGCCCTACTAAATTATAATAAGTTCCCACTAACCCCACAATCATAACTACAAAACTAATTATGAATTTTAAGTCAGTACTAACCTTAGTGTTTTCTCCTATTTGTGCCATTTAACTTTTCCATTTTCTATAAACAAACCTTTTGGATTCTCCATCGGCTGTCCATAAATATTATACATTAAATCACTATTCTTTGATTTTTCTATAACTTCTAGTAATGAAGAGTTACAAGGCAACCCTGTTTCACAATCAATAAACTCTTCTATTATAAACTCAACATACTCTGTCTCAACTATTGTGTCATATACTACTACTTCAACTTCTTCTATAACATCAACAAAAAGCGTGTCTAAAACTTCTGCGTATACTGTATCGGTAATATAAATATATTGTGGTACAGAAACTTCTACCTCAACAGTATCAACTACTATCTCATAAATATATTCAGTGTCAAAGATAGTATCAAACAAGGTTTCATATTCTGTAAGATACACAGTATCACACCCCACAGGTATTGGGGGCAAACAATTTATAGCTTCTGTTGGACCTTCAGTGTTTTCATCAGCAGCATCCACACAGTCTTCCCAACCGTCATTTATCCAATCTGCTTGAACACAACCATCAGGTGAGTATTGAGTCCAATTAGAAGGGTCATCACCGCAAAAGAATCCTCCTGACTCAGCACAAGTTATACACAAAAGCTGAAAGTCAAATCCTTGTCCTAACCCAATGTATGACATTAGGAATAAAAAATAAGTTATAAATTTTTTCATACTTAATAGATTAAATAGTTAAACCCAAACTTCAACTCATATACAGGTATCATCCAATATCTTTGATGTGTTCCTTCAATAAACAAACCTAAATGTTTTGTTATTCGTGAACCAATTACTACACCTGCATCCCACTCTGCCCAATCGTTTTCATCTTGACCATATTCAAATGAATAATCATCAAGTCCATAATGCAAAGGTAATAAATTATACCATATGTGAATCCATAGTTTAGGAGTCCATTTATAGTATGAAACGCCTAATACGGCACTGATTTCGTTTTGTGTGCCTAACTTTTCTAATTCTCGTTGATTAAATGATGCTACTGCATTACCAAAGTAATGTTTGTAAAACTCATCATTAGAAGTAGCTATTACTTCTCCTTCTCTTGACCAATGCCAACTTCCATTTACAAACTCTCTGCTATATCCAAAGTCAGCAGCTAGCTCTACAAAAGTGCTTTCACCAGGTGTCCAAAAATCTTCTATAGGGGTAATGCCATAAGCCGGATGATTCCTACCCACCACACCTAGTGTAAAGTCCCAAGGTCCTTTGTTTAGTCTTAGTCTAGTATCAAATGATTTATATTCTAATCCTACTCTTTGATTATCTTTGTATTGCAGCTTAGTAACATTATAGTCACTTAGGTATCGTAACCAAAAGTTAGCATTATTAAACTTCTCACCCCTATTGCGAATAAAAGAATAATTAAAAAGATACTCCCAACCATTAGCATTACCAATGGTAACATCATCTGAAACAGTTCTTTCAGTACCATAGTACCATGTTTTAACTTTGTACTCATAATCAAATCTAGCTATTTTTCTAATACCTATTGTAAGGTTATAGTCATATGGGTTTACCTCCGTAACATCTTGGTAGCCTCTATCAACTGCAATATAATTTTCTCTCTCTACCATAGATGTACCCATGGTCATAGATGTGTAAATAGTAGAGTATTTAAAAAACTGACCGAAACTTATTAGTGGTATGCTAAGTAATAATATAAGTAGTCTCATCATTTTTATCATCTGTATCTTCAGTTAAAAAATATTTTAAATGATACTTGCCTTTTATTGTTACTGTTGCTGTCCACATATTAATTGTAAAATGCTAATAGGTAACCTCCATTTATTAAAGTCCTAGTATCCGTAGGGGTTGAAGCATTATCATCACGAAATAAAAGGTTTCTAGATAAAGGCATTTGTCGTGGAAGGAATCCCCTTCCTATAAAAATAGTTTGTGTTGTGCCACCCATTGTTTTAACTGTTACTAATTCAGTAGGAAGTCTTGAAAATCCATTAGGTATTTCAAATATAGCCCCACCTCTACATCCGGGCTTGAATAATAAGAAAGCCGATAAAATTCCTGGAGTATACCATGGGTCTTGTGCATTAAAACGGGTATTGTCTATTATTGATACTACAGATGTATAAGTACCATATCCTCCGGTTGCACCTGGAGTATCTGAATAATTTACATTAAGAATTATATCTCCAACCTCTATACCCAAAGGAGTAATACCTGCTCCTGCAGTTGCACCTGTCTCAAATCCTGTAGGCAATGTAATAACAGACCCTACTAATGCTGATGGTGTTATAGGTGTGGGATAAATTTTATTAGAAGGATGGGGTATATCATTTGTAGCTGAATATGCTGTATTATTTATCGGTGGTGCTATTGGTAATACATTAGTGTTTAAATAATTTCTATTAATCATAATTCTTTTTATTTACTGTATGGAAAAATTCTGTTTAGTGTATCACGCCTCTGACCACAGCCACATGGTTTGCCTGTAGCTTTAGAAACAGCATCTACCGCAGCTTTAATTCCTGTTGCTCTAGTTATTTTTTCTATTGAATCTCCTAATCCTCTTGATGGTTTATTCATGTTACTTACATTTACAAATATCTTCTTTGCACTTTGTTTTAAACAAACATACAATCCAACATTTAATTTTTTTAATTAAACTCATTTTCTTTTATTTTTACAGCCAAAATTATTGGCATAGTTTGCCATCTTGACTACTTTCTTTGAATATTTATTTTTATTCTTCATAACCGAAGAAGCGGCAGAGCATGTGTCCTTAAACCCATTACTCTTCGCCCACTTCGTAAAAGCTCCTTGTCGGGAATCTTTTATATCAGGAAATGCCATTACTTTCTAATCAATGCTCCTAAGTGACCTTTTACATCACTTGGGTAGTGCTTATCCATAGAGTGGTCTCCACTGTATGCGTGACCTGTCATTTTTTTAGCCATTCCTTTTGACTCATCTCTACGGTCTTTCATAGACTGTGAGTGACTTCCTTTATGCTTCATTCCTAAAGACTCATCGAGTCTATCATTATAACCTTGGTGTTTCATCTTTTTATATATTTATTTATTAGTAGCCTGTGCTTTTAGTTTTTTTCTCCATGCCGTATCCCGGATTGTTTTTCATTTTTCCATCCATCATATTTGCAAAAGCACCTGCTTGTGCTTTACCTACTGCATTATATGGAAATACTTTCTTTTTCATTGTACCGCTATCAGGGCATTTGTATGTTACTGTTGGCATATCTAAACTATTTATTAATTATCTTTGTAGCAAAGTTAAGAAAAAAAAATTAATGAAATCAAATTACCTAAAGTATTGGAGAGTGATACGCTACTTCATAAAAGCAAAGTACAAACTATCGCAAGCCGAACTAGATGTTCTACTCTTTCTCCGTGATGAAAAATATTTCTCCAAAGATAAGTTTGAAGAGTTTAACAACCTGCTGTCATGGGATGTTAATAGATTTGATAAACTGCTAAGAGATAAATGGATTGAGGTATTTAGAAAGCGACAGGGTAAAAGCAAAACACTATACAGCCTATCCTATAAGTCACAAAGAGTATTAACCTCTATATACAATAAGCTTAGCGGTGAAGAGATTCCCACAAGTCAATCTGCCAATCCTATGTTTGCTAAGAATGTGTCTTACTCAGACAAGGTATATAGAAATATGATATTAGAGATGAATAAGTTTATAAAACAACAACGACATCTCTCTCCTGAATGATGCCGTACTTCTCATTCTTTATCATCATAGTATGTCCTGACCTGCGGTCATAGTATACTGTATCGTCTTTGCTAATAGCTGTCACCTCTGTCCCTGGTGTAACAACCTTACCTTTCTTGTATCGTATATCTTGCATATCGCCTGACCCTAGAAGCAGTCCTGACTTAGTCTCTATCTGCTCCTCTATAGTTTTAATAATAATATATTTACCTATTGCTTTCATTTAGTATCATATGTTCTTGCCATAGTTACAATAGCATTAGTGCTTAGTATGGTTACCGCTACAGATACTGCGTTCTGTAATGCGTTCTTAGTAACTTTCATAGGGTCTATCACTCCAAGACTTATTAGATTACCATACTTCTCTTTCTTCACATCATAGCCATGACCCTTAGCCATGTCTTTACTATATATAGCAGAATGCTCTAGTCCTGCATTGTCTAGTATTTGTTCTAGTGGAGCACTAATCGCTTTAGTTAAAATTGCGTCAGCAATTTTTTGGGAAATATTTTTAGCATCTTTTAAACATTTGTCTGTTGATAACTGATGCAATGCTCTACCTGCCCCTGGCAGTATCCCTTCCTTCATCGCTGACCTAACGGCACAGACCGCATCATCAACTCTGTCGTATAGTTCTTTTTGCTCTAGGTCTGTTTTGCCTCCTACATATATCACACCGATGCCTCCCGTTAGTGATGCTATCCTTGACATGATAAACTCACGCTCTACTTTGTCTGATGACAACTTGTGTGCACCCCACAGCTCCTCTACTCTTTTATTTATCTCGTCATTGTCCTTCTCCTCTGACGAGAGAATAATCGTTGAGTCTCTTCCAACTATCACCTTGGAAGCTCTACCCAAATCAGGGAAGTCTATTATACTCAAATCATCTCCCGTCTTTTCAGAGAAGTATGTTGAGCCTGTAGATAAAGCAATGTCTTGCATTAGCTCATGTTGCTTGTAACCGAAGTTGGGAGGAGGTATCACACATATCTTCAATCCCCGCTTCATAACATTAGCCGCTAAAGTATTTAATACATTCTGCGAGCATGGTGCTATAATTAGTAATGACTTATTCTCAGCAATCACAGGCTTTAGTATGTTCTCAATATTTAATATGTTAGTTATCTCTGCGTCCGACACAAAGACATATGGGTTCTCAAGGATGCACTCATCCTTCTTGTGGTTGTTAACAAACAGTGGATTTGAGTATCCTCTATCTACCTTAACACCCTCCGTACTCTCAAAGTAGGTGTTGTGAGTCTTAGACTTCTCCACCGTCACAATACCGTTGTCACCAACACTATTATATACATCTGCAATGATTGAGCCTATCACATCGTCATTGTTAGCACTGATTGTCGCAACTTGTTTAACCTTTGAAGAGGTGACAGGCTTGCTCATCTTCTTTAACTTATCCACCACCTTGTTAGTAGAGTTTACTAGTTCTCTTAAAACTTCAGTCTTATTACAGTTAGGATACTTCTCCATAACCTCAAGTGCTGACTTTACTAGTGCCTCAGTCAGAACAATAGCTGTGGTAGTACCATCACCGGCTGAGGTAGCTGTCCTATCAGCCGCCTCCTTCATCATACGCACCGCTATATTCTCAACAGGGTCTAGGAGTTGAATAGACTTAGCCACAGTCACACCATCCTTTGTTACCGTTAAACTATGGGTATGCTCTGGCGACTCAATGATAACTGTGTTACCACGAGGTCCTAAGGTTGACTTAACTGCTTTTGAGATTTTTTCTATACCGCTTATTAAGCGTGAGCGACCTTCAGGTCCGAAGTTCAACTCCTTGGGGGTGTATCCTGTTTGATTCATTTTAATTTGATTTAATTATTATGCAAATATAAAAATAATTTTTAAACCTACACTGTGTCGGTTATGTTATTTTATACACACCCTACTGTGTATATATATATTATATCTATATTAAAAAAATTATCCTGTAAAATATCTAATCAAAATCGACATTTTCGACACTGTCCTTGATTATCAGTTAGTTAGCTATCTATTTTCGACACTAAATCGACACTAATAATGTCAATAATTAACACTAACTTTGTAATATGACTATTGAGATTTCAAATTACCTATATATACTTATAATGATTTTTATGTTTCTGTTGGGACTATAAAAGAAAAGGGAGCATATAGCTCCCTAATCCCACATCAAACAAAAGAATATATTTATACCATAGAGTTAATCCCCTTAAAAGGGTCATCTAGTTTTTCGCTAGAGGCTAAATTAACTGCATTATTTTTCATATACTTTCTACCTAAAGCATTACGATTACTTACACTTGTATTGCCGTTAGCAATATTCATGCCTACATTATTCTTAATAGCCATGTTTTGTATATCCGGCTCTTCAATAGGATTCACACTCATCGCAGGTGAATTGCCATACATGTTCTTATCCATTGCCATTAGTCAAATAATTTATTTAGTTTGTTTGCAAGCTCAGCAGTCATCTTTCTTTGCTCTGCTAATTCAATACCACTTGCAATGTCTCTTACTTGCTTAGAAGACTTGAGTTCGTTTCTAAGTCTAGCTGCCATAGCAATACCCGACTCACCATCAGGTCTCATGTTTAACAGCCTACCATCTTTGATTTCTAATCCGTCCATAGTTTATAGTTTTATACAAAGATACAAAAAATTATGAGATACACAGACTGTTTGGGTTATATGCTGTGTCACGCACATTGCCCCTCGCACAAAACTGTCTTTTTTTTTAGGGGGGGAGTGTCGTTTTTGTTGTGCTAGTGCAGATTTTTTTGACTTTTTGTGTGTGTACCGGTAGACATCTGTTAAATATGTGGTAGTGTGTACACCTATACACCTTTATACACTCTTAAATCGCACTAAATAAGCCTTATTTAGCGTAAATATGTATGGAGAGAGAAAGAGAGAGAGCGTAACATCCCCATCCAACGAAACCAACACAAACTTTTTTTGGGGACATTTGTAGGTTGTAATTGATTGATTTACAGAGTAAAACCTAAAAAAAGCTCTAAAATGACAAAAAAAATTAATATTGAGTTTGTAATATTGAGAATTAATCGTAATTTAGTCAAAGATTAAACAAATAGTAATAACTAAAATTTAAAAATTATGAGAAATTTATTAACAATTGAGAGCGATGCATTACTACATCCTGAGCTTATCAACGGATTACAAATCATTAAAATCAATACCATTCAAAGAGCCGTATCCAAGAACGAGATGTCCAAGATTAACAATTCAAGAAAGCTATCCAAGATTATGCTCGAGTCATACGAGTATTTCAAAACAAGTGGTAAATCAATCTTAGCAGAACTAGGTGTGTTTTGGACGGCAGAAGACTTTGGTCAAAAGATATTTGGCTTCAAGAAGTCATACTTTATGAGGATGATTAAGTTTGGTAAGCTAACAGATGAACAAGTCATTGAGTTTACTGACAAGTGTAAAGAACTGATTGCAGAGGGCGAGAAGCCATCCATATCTGTACCGAGCTGTTTAGACTACATCAAGCAACAAAACCAATCAGATGGTGGAGAAGCTACACCAAGACAAACTGAATCAGTTGTTCTTCAGTTGAAATTTATGGGTAAAAAACTCAAGGTAACGGGTGATGGAGATGCTCCCACAATCAAAACTGATTTTGACTCTGATGATATGGAGGAGTTTAACAGACTGATGGAGATTGTTCAGTCATATATCGGTGACAGATAACCAAGCGAGGTGTACACATGTACACCTCTCTGTCTCAAGGTGTGTGCCTTGACTGATGAGTACAAAAGTACGAAACAGAGTAACTAAATAAAATTTAAAAATATGAGAAATTTAAACAACGGTATTGATTACACACCAATACCCGATAACTATCCTAGAACTGAAATCCATGGATGGCATGGTACTAAAGGATGGGACAAAGACCTAGCCAAAGGGGGCAAAAGATATGATTTAAGAGGGTTTACAAGAGCCACAATCAACAAGAATCTAATCACTTATGCAAATGACACCTATGAGTCAAAGTACAAGATAGGGTTTGAGGTTGAGAAGAATTACTTTCACACCTCTTTGGATTCAAGAAGCCAAGATGTAGGTAAATTATTAGAGTTATTCAGAGGGTACGAGACTGATGGCTCTTGTGGAGTTGAAGCCGTAACAAACATCTTACCACTATTACCGAATGGTATATGGAGAACTAAAGTGTATGATATGATGCATCAAGCAGAGACCATATTGGATGATAGATGGAGTGGTTCAGATTCTCGTTGTGGTGGTCACATTAACCTATCGGTAGTTGGATGGAGTGGTGAAAGATTATTCAAAGCTATACGAGAGTTTAGTGGTTTGATACAATCTCTGTATCGATTGAGGTTATACAGAACAGAGTACCATATTCGTAATATTGGAGAAGATTTCTGTAATCAGAATATGAATATGATATGCCCAAGTTCAGAAGATTACTCGATATCATTAAAAGCATTAAATAGTGGTTTGCAGAGGTCAATACCAGGCTCAAGATATAACTTTTGTAGTCAGTATTCCAATCGTATTGAGTTTAGAGTCCCTCCAAGAGTGACATCTGTAAAGTGTCTGATGCTCAGATACCAATTGTTCTATGAGTTGGTTGACTTTGCAGTAACCTACGAGGGCAGAGTTACACCACAGACTCGTAAGAAGTTCTACAACAAGGTTAGACCAATCATTCTTGATATGTCTGATGGTAATGTGGACAAGGCAAGAACAATCATATCAGATGCAAGATACTTTCAACAGTTCATTGACACCAAGGGGGATTTCAGAAACAATGCAGTAATCAAAGCATTCATTAATCCTACAAGACAAGTGGACAGGGACAGAAGAAAGAGATGGTTGAATGGGGAGTGGAGATAGCACTCCCCCAAAGTTACTCTGATGAGGATTCAATATCCGAAAGTGGTCAGAATACCTGACTACTAAGTAACAATAATAACTTTTAAATAAATAAAATTATGAGAATAAAAATAGAAGATTACTATGGGAATGATATAGTGGAATTAAATGTTAAAAAATTAGATAATAACAAATATGAGGATAATATATTTCACCGAAACAAGATTGATATTATAGAAACAGATGAATATAATATAGCAGATGTAGATGAAGATGAGAAAGGAGAGTATTTAAGAATACAACTAAGTAACAATAAAATTTAAAATTAAAAATAATTAACTATGAAAAATAAAATAACCTACGATGACACAAGAGACATCGCAATAAGAATTATTGAATTTCTTTTAGATAAGCACTATCTAAGTGAAGATAAGCATATCCAAATGGAGTTGGACGACGAGTGGGATTTTTATCTCCAAGATGGAATACAAGATAAGATAAATGATGTACTAGGATTAGACATCGATGATAAATTTGAAATAACAATTAAATAAATAAAAATGATTATAATAATAACAATTTTAAATATAATAACTAAAACAATATTAAATATAACTTTTAAAAATAATTAACTATGAAAGCAATTTGGAATCAAAAAATTGATAATACTACTGAAAAAATAACAGATAACATTTTAGATTATTTGTTGGACAATGGGTATATAACAAAAAATATAGATGAGGGGGAGAATATATACTCAATAGTGAGTAAAGAATTAAAAAAATTATAACTATAAATAACAATTAAATAAATAAAATTATGGAAAAAGAAAAATGTAAATTTTGTGATAGCAAAGAATTAGTTTATCATCAGTATATAATATGCGACTATTATTGCGAAGAATGTGGAGAGTGGCAAAATGGAGAAACAATTAAATAATTAAAACTATGAAAAATCAATTAAACATAAAAGAATTACAATTAATACAAGATTTAATTGTTGATTGGAAATTTAACAGAGATGTTTTGAATCAATTACCCATATCAGATGACAAAAAAGATTTGTTAGATGAAATAGGCGAAAAATTATTAAATCAAATAAGACAACAAAAAAAATTAAAACTATGAAAATATACAGACAATATAAAGATGAAAATACAAGTGAACAAGTTAGTGTAGAAACATTCTTGCATTATACTGAGGGCAGTGGTTTTTGGGAAAAAGGCACTGCATTAGAAACATTAAAACAATCCGGTGTTATACACACAAGTTTTGCAATATACAAACTAAATAAATAAAATTATGGACACAATTAAAGAATTAAAAGAATTAGTATCTCTTTTTAAATACAGAGAACGATGTACCAACGATAGTATAATAATGGTGGGTGATTTAGAAAAATTAGAAGAATTGATAAATAAATTATAAAATTATGGACAAGTTAACAAGACAGTTGTTTAAACTAAAATCTTTAGAGTTGAGGAATGGAACATCTCCGTTCCTCGCTCAACAAATGCAAAAGGTCAGAGACAAGATTGATGCACAAAAAGAGTGTACACGCGTACACCTTAACAAGGTTTGTAAGTGACTGAGTATCAGTGAAGTGCAAACTTTTTTCAAAAAGATTTGGTGGTTAAATTTATTTCACTTATCTTTACAATGTTTTTAAATTTTTCATGTGGTGTGGTGGTTGACAAATGAGATTGAGTTCTCGCCATCACACCATCTACTAAATAAAATTTTGCCTAACAATCCTTAGAGTGATAAATATAGTGTACACCATTAGGAACTTAGAGTTTATGGAATGTTGCTTAGCTACCAACAGGAAGTAAATGCTCAATACAAAGTTAAAAGAAATTTTATACTAAAGACAAGGCATAGTTCAAAGACATCATAGGGGTTGATGTTGAGGACTGTGCCTTTGTTCGTTTATAGAGGTCATAAAAAACTTTCTCTAAAATTTGGATATGTCTAAATTTTGTCTTATCTTTGTGTAATACTAACCGAGTTCTACCTCTCAGTTATAGAGGTTGCTCACAAAATTTATACTATGTGTATTATAATAATCAAACAACAGAAGGACAAGAAAGTCCACAAGCAAACATTAAAAAATTCATCTCGTATCAATCCTCATGGGTTGGGGGTTGTGTGGTTAGATACCTTTGAGGTTACCTACCACAAGTCAAATGAGTATGCCATCTTACATACTGAAAGACCATTCATTGCTCACTTTAGATATGCTACCATCGGCAAGGTAAACAGAGAAAACACACATCCCTTTGTGTGTGGTAATAATTCTGATGAGTTGCTTATGATGAACGGAACGATTCGTAATCTTGGTAATGACACTATGTGTGATAGTAAAGTTCTCGCACACTCTCTCGGCAGAGTCAAGCGACAGAATTGGAAAAGCGAGTTGGCTAAGTATGATTGTAGGTTTACTACTATCAACACTCGTACTAGGACATTTCAAATCTACAACAAAGAGTTGTGGACAAAAAAGAATGGTGTGTGGTACTCTAAGCCAAATGTACTTATGGACAATCTCGTTGCAGTGTATGGTACATTGAAGAAAGGTTACAATAATTACAATTCTTATCTAAGAAGAAGTGTATACCTTGGGGGCGGTGTTACTACGGACAAGTATCCTCTTATAATAAGGGGGTTGCCTTATATGGTAAATCAAAAAGGTATGGGACACAATGTTGAGGTTGATGTGTTCAAGGTGTCTGATGAAGTTCTTGAAAACCTTGATAGGTTAGAGGGGCATCCGGAGTGGTACAAGCGAGAAAAGGTTGAGATAAATGTAAAGGGCAAGGTGCTATCTTGTTGGGTTTATTTCAATCCCATAGACATCTCAGGTGCTATTGAGTTTCACAAAACCTACACACAACAAACTTCTATACCATCATACACTCCTACTGATTATGATTGGAGTCAACACACCTTTGACTTTGATGATGATGATGATGACTCATCTATGATTGTTGAGGATGGTAAGCCATACTGTGTGGAGTGCTTCAATGAATTAGAGAACGATGGATACGATAACTACTGTTGCAAGGGTTGTCATAGTTGGTATACTCAAAACCAAATAAATAACTTAAATTATTAATTACTCTGATGAGTCCTTTGTGGACGAAACAAGTGTACACATGTACACTTGTCAGTAATAAACAACAACAAACAAAATGACTGAATTAAAAAAAGATGCTCGTGATATATTAAATAGAATGAGAAAAGCTACGGCAGAAAGATTTAAACTATTAGTGATGTTTATAGTCACATTAGCATCCCTTGGTGGGGGTGGTTATGGTTGCTATGTATCATTAGAGAGTGCCGGTGGACAGATAATGACCTTCCTACTGTGTGCAGTATGGGTATGGTTTGGTGTGGCTATGTTAGATTTATTTAGAGACATGTATAAAAAATAAAATTATGGAAAAAGAAAACAAAAACTATTCAGTATCAGTATGGGATATTCAATTCTATATGGTAGATGAAGATGGAAACGAAAAATTAGATGATAATGGAAATATACAAAAATATATATTTGAGGGTAGATTAAAACCTTTAGAGTATTTATGTGAGGGTATGACAGAAGATGAATTAACTAAAATTAAATAAATAAAATTATGGAACAAGAATTAAAACTAACAGATGAAGTTAACGATATACTACAATATATAATTGACTTTGAATATCAAAGAATGTCTTCAAGTGGACAACAGATGATAGATGAATTAATAGAAATTATAAATAGATAAAATCATGAAACAAGAATTAAAAATATTAAAAGAAGAGTTAGAGTGGTGGAGAACTTATGGAGAGTATGTAAACGCAAATTACTCAGGTGTGTGTGCAGAGGCTTCTGCCTATGCAGACGGAGATATAGATTAATTAAAAATAATTTGGAAATGTATAATAATTAAACTATCTTTATACAAGTAATGCATAATTTTAGGGAGGATGCGAAAGCTACCTCCCTTTTTTAAACTTAATCAAATGAAAGAAAAAATAAAACAAGACATAGAATATATATCTAAGGATAAAAACAATGTGTGCAACAATCCTGATTACCTGAGATTGTTAAACCATCTATACGATAACTTCTCTGAGTTATCTAGAGGGGCATGGTTAATAACTGCACAACATCACAATGCTACAAGGTATGTTAAATCATTCCCTCATCTATCCGGCAAGATAGATAAATCACTTAACCAACTAATTAGATTAGCAGGTGGATACATTATAGAGGTACATGAAGACAAGTTCTCTTGGAACGATTGCGTGTATGATGACGCAAGTGATGTAGCAAATTGCATATGGGATAAAGAATCGTAGTATGAGTAAAAAGAAAATACAAGAAGTGTCTCGTAAAGTTTATGAGATGTTAGCATCTAAGAATGATGCGTATGGAGATTCGGCATTGAATCCTATAAATATATTTAGTAAAGGAAACGCAAGTGAATCCTTGTGTGCAAGAATAGACGACAAGTTATCAAGAATAAAAAATCGTGGGTTGTCAGACGAAACAGAAGACACTTTGTTTGATTTGTGTGGCTACCTAATTCTATTAATAATAGCTAAAGAAAAAGAAAATGAAAGAAAGAATATTTAATTTATATGCTAAGCGAGTGGGAGAATTGTATAACCTTTCGCCTGAAGAGTTATTCAAAAAAAGCAAGACAAGAGAGTGCGTGGATGCAAGACATCTCCTGTACTACCTGTGTAGCAAGAGACCAATGCGTATCACATACATTCAAAAGTATATGAAAGAAAATGGATACACCATCAATCACTCTTCTATCATACATGGAATAAATGTTATGAAAGAAAAGATTAGTGAGGATGCAGATTATATTGAAGTAATAAATAGCTTTGAGAATGTATAGCTTAGAGGATATATATAAAGAAGCAAGTACCGATGGAGATAGTGGTAATGTAAGTTCAACACAGTATGGGGCATACATATGCAGTGCTATCAAAATATCTAAGTGCTATGAAACTGATGAAATAAATATATATAACACCACATTGGGTGGAGACTACTACAAAGAGATAACCAAAGATGAGTATAAAATTTTTCTAGCAAAGGGTTGGAGAATTGGAATATATGTATTATCTTTGTCTAATTATCGTAGAAAACTGACTAAAATAGAAAAGAAGATTAGGATTCTACTAACAACAAATAAAAGCAATAAGGCTATACAAGATGCAAAGACCAGAAGGTTGAGCATCCTTAAAAATTTTAGCCGAGTGTCAAACAAATTAAAAGAATATCAATATGACTAAATTAAAAAACTACTACAAATCACTGTCTGAATTACCTATTAAAAGATTGGTAGAAAAGAAAGGTGGATTAGACTACTTATCATGGTCTAATGCATGGGACATGTTAAAGAAAGAACACCCAACTGCACAAAGGATTGTGTATGAATCACAACAAAACGGACTTAATTATTTTACGGATGGTAAAAGTGCTTATGTTAAGGTGGGCATCATAGTAAAAGACATTGAGCATATAGATTACTTACCGGTTATGGATTTTAGAAACAAATCAATATCTCTTGATAAGATTACATCAATGGATGTAAACAAAGCTATACAGAGAGCAACTGCAAAAGCTATTGCTATGCACGGGTTAGGACTTTCACTGTGGACGGGGGAAGACATACCATCAGAGCCAACACCTACTAAGGAACTTGAAGTGCTAGAAATAGGTAGTGAGAAGTGGGCAAGAGTGGTAACTTATATTACTGCAAATAAAACTATGACTGTAGATAAAATAATTCTTATGCTATCTAAAAAATATAAAGTGACTACTGCTATCACAAATGAGATTACTAAGTTAGTTAAGATGATTAACATAAAAAAGAAGTAAAGATGGATTGGTGGACAGAGCCATACCAAGAGTATGTAGATATAAAAGAGTGCTTACATTGTGGAGAAGAGACAACAAAAGATTTTTGTTGCAAGGGTTGTAGGAATGCTTACTTTACTGATTAATAATATGGGGTGTGCTTGTTGTTTAAAATGTCGTCCAACAACAAAAGTGTTCAACGCACCCCATATAAACTTTAACTTAATTTATATATTATGAACAAATCAATTGACAAAACCAAACATACATACATAAAAGATATAAACTTAGAATTAGAGTATACTTACGATGATAAAAGTAATATTGTATACGATTTAAAAAAACTAAGAAGACACTTTAGAAATATAGTAAACACATTAAAAGATGAAAGATAAAGAAATACTTAATCTACTAAAAGATGATGAGCAATATTATAGTGGGGTAGGTAAAAACTATTTATCTAACTCTGATATAAGTGCATTGCTCAAAAACCCAAAGATGTTTGGTAAAGAGCAACCTGACAATATAAACTTTATCAAAGGTA